TTAGAAGATAGAACTAATAAAACGAAAAAGTATTACGAATACGTAAAATAGTTTAATCTATAAGATGAAAACACTCTCAGCAATACTATTAACATTGACAACAGCATGTGCATTTATAGGTTCATATTTTATGGACCTAACAGCAGATAATATCGAACAATACCTATCAGTAGGCTTTGTAGTCTTCACAGATGGGTACTTCGGTATCTGGGCTGGAATGAAAAGAGAAGGATTCATTACTCACAAGGCAATTAAAGTACTTAAGACATTTGGATTTTGGGTAGTAATGTTATCGGCTATACTAACAATTGAAAAAGGATTTACAGGTACATCTTGGCTAAGTGAAACTATTATGGCTCCATTCTTAGTATTTCAATTAATTAGTATCTTTAAAAATGCTTCGATGGTAGGAATAGTCAAGAATGAGTTATTAATTCAGATACTAGACAAATTAGATAAGCATAAAGGAGAGAGAGAAGTTTAGAATTAAATTAAGCACTAAAGATGGGTTGGATTATGTCCAACCTTTTCTTATATTAGAAAGATATGATAAGAAACAATTCACAGAATATACTACTAGGGATAGTGGTTATTCTAGCTGCTTGGAACATCTTTACGACCAACAGCGTTAAGACAGACGTACAGGGGTACAAGGATAAGATCCAAGCCCTACAGGTACAGGTTGACTCAGCTCAGGCTGTAAACAATGTAATTGATACTAAGATAGACTCTGTAAGAGAAAAAGTAGTACACATTACAGAAGAGATCAACCACATAGATAACAATATTACAATAATCAAAAAACAAACAGATGAGAAAGTTAATCGTGTTGACAGCTATACTGCTAACGAGCTTGAGCAGTTTTTCGCAGACAGATACAACAAAGGTACGAATTAGTAGTCCAATTGCTAGATTGGTAATTAAGGACTTAGTTAAGTACGATGGAGCTGTTTTAGAATTAAAAGCAACTCAAGACAAGGTACTTAAGTTAGAAGAGAGAGAAGGACAGAAAGATGGTATCATCAAATTGTTAGAGGACAAAGTAAAGAACACCTTATTCATTGTAGATACTCAGAAGAAGCAATTAAACCTATCGGCAGAGTTAACTGAGAAGTTAAACAAAGAACTAAAAGGACAAAGAAGAAAGACCTTTCTATACAAAGCAGGAACGGTTGTAGGATTAGTAACCACATCATACTTATTAATAAAATAGAATAAAATGGCTAAACAAAAAGCAATCGTAGAGGAGAAATTACCAGTAGAGCAAGTTGTAGTAGAACAAGCACCAGTAGTTGAAACAGAAGAGGCTATCGAAACAGGAGAAGCAATCGTAGAAGAACTACCGGTAGAGGAACAACCTATAACTGTAGTACCGGAAGAGATTGAGCAAGTTGAAGTAGTTACAGAAGAACTACCTGAACCTGTAATTGAGGTAATCGAGGAAGAGCAACCAGCACCGGTAGTTGAATCAACTCCAAAAACAGGTGGAGAAGTAGGAGTAGTAAAGATTCTACAAAAGACACCTAGCGGCTTCCGTCTATTACTTGAAACAGGAGAAGTTGTAAGAGTAAAAAAAGCTCAATACACAAAAGGACAGTCAACGATTATCCTTTAAGCACATATTAAAAGGCTTGTTTATTCAAGCCTTTTTTATTATATTATAGTTATAAGCAAATGTTATTATGAATACAAAGGAGATCCAAATTACTATTGACGAACCTACAACTAAAGAGGCGGTCAACCATCCTGCACATTACGGAGGAAAGAACAATCCATACGAAGCAATTAAGGTTATTGAAGCTTGGAACTTAGGCTTCTGTTTAGGAAATACTATTAAGTATATTGCTAGAGCAGGAAAGAAAGACGCTACAGTCCAGGAATTAGAAAAGGCTTTATGGTATCTGAAAAGAGAAATACAAAAGCTGAAAGATGGCCAAGAAACAGATTAAACAGGTACAGCTTATTAAAGAAGCTACACCGATAGTACTTGATTACGACACTCAGAAATCCATATCCTATAGTCAGACTTTAGCATACAACACCTGCCCTCACCAATGGGCATTGAACTATGTAGAAGGACTTCAGATATACAAACCATCCATTCATACTGTTTTTGGTACAGCCCTTCATGAGGTTGTACAAGAATGGTTAACTGAATTGTATGACGGTAGTGTAAAAAAGGCGACCGAAATGGATTTAGGGCAGATGCTTGAAGACAGACTCTTTACAATTTATGCTAAAGAGAAAGAAAAATACGGAGAGCACTTTTCTAGTTCTGAGCAACTATCTGAGTTTCATAATGATGGAGTTGAAATACTAAAGTACATTAAGAAGAAACGCTCTGCGTACTTCGGTACCAAGTATATGAGGCTGGTAGGAGTAGAAATTCCGCTAGTACATAAGCTAGTAGAGAATATATTCTTTAAAGGGTATATTGATATTGTACTTTACGATGAACAGGACGATAGGTATATCATTTTAGATATCAAGACATCAACCTCAGGATGGAGTGACTATGCAAAGAAGGATGATAAAAAACTAGCTCAGTTACTTCTTTATAAAGAATTCCTAGCCAAGCAATTTAACTTAGATGTTGATAAGGTAGATGTAAAGTATTTTATTGTTAAAAGGAAAGTACCAGACGATCCAATGTATCCGGCCATGGGAAGAAGAATTCAAGAGTTCGTACCACCATCCGGAAAGATAAAAAGAGGACAAGCCACTAGTGCATTATCTAAATTTATTGAAGATGCTTTTGATGAGCAAGGTCAGTATATTAGAAAAGACTATGAGCAACGTCCTTCTAAATCTAATTGTATGTTCTGTAATTATAAAGGAACAGAGCATTGTAAGATAGGTTTTTTAGGATAGGGTATATTTATATATAAATATAATTATATAAACTATGGACAGTAAAAAATTAACATCGGTTAAGGTAGAAGAAGAATTGCTACAGCAATTTAAAGAGCAATGTATAAGACATAAATTCTCTCTACAAAAGCTTGTAGACAGAGCTATTTTTCTTTATCTTACAGAAGAAGACTTTAAACAAAAGTTACACGCACAGACAAATATTAAATTAAAATAGTTACATGAAAGACAAATTCCGTTATGTAAAAAAGGAAGACCGTAAGAAGGTCTTACTGTTATGCGATGATATTAGAATGCATTCTGGTATCGCAACTATGGCAAGGGAAATTGTTATAGGAACATCCCACCACTTTAACTGGGTCAACCTAGGAGCAGCCATTAAGCACCCAGAGCAGGGACAAGCTCTTGATATCTCTCAAGAGGTTAGTAGGTTGAATGAAATAGATGATGCTAGCGTAATAGTAATACCTAACTCAGGGTATGGAGATGCTATGCAAATTAGAGGATTGATTAAACAATTCCAACCAGATGCTATTATGATCTTTACAGATCCTAGATATTGGACTTGGTTATTTGAAATCGAAAGAGAGATTAGAAATGAAATACCTTTGATGTATTTAAACATCTGGGATGATTATCCAACTCCTTTATACAATAAAGCGTATTACGAATCATGTGACTTGTTAATGTCTATCTCAAAACAGACAAAGAATATTAATGAGATTGTATTAGGAGAAGCAGCCAAGGATAAAGTACTTAAATATGTTCCTCATGGAATTAATGAGAAGTATTTCTATCCTATTAATAAGCCAGAAGAAGTAGCTCAATTGGCTGAGTTTAAAAAGAATTTATTCCAAGGAAAGGATATTGAATTCGTTGCATTCTGGAACTCAAGAAACATCAGAAGGAAATCACCAGGGGATGTTATTTTAGCTTATAGATTATTCTGTGATCGAATAGGAAAAGAGAAAGCTAAAAAATGTGCCTTAGTAATGCATACTGCAGCAGTAGATGAAAATGGTACAGACTTGGCAGCAGTAAGGGAAGCTCTCTGTGATGACAGTTACGTAAATGTATTCTTTTCTCAAGAGAGATTAGATGCAGCTCACATGAATTTACTTTATAATATCTCAGACGTTAATATGTTGATATCCTCTAACGAAGGATGGGGATTATCTCTAACAGAAGCTATGATGGCAGGTAGAATGATTATCGCTAACGTAACTGGAGGTATGCAAGATCAAATGAGGTTTGAATACAATGATGGAAAGTGGATTGACTTCACTTCTGATTTTCCTTCAAACCACAGAGGTACCTTTAAAAAGTGCGGTAAGTGGGCAGTACCGGTATTCCCTTCCAACATCTCAATGGTAGGTTCAGTTCCAACTCCTTACATATTTGATGATAGATGCAGTCCAGAAGACGTTGCAGAGGCTTTAGAGTCTGTATACACATTAGGGAAAGAGGAGAGAGACAGAAGAGGTATGTTAGCAAGAGAGTGGGTAACATCAGATGAATCAGGAATGTCAGCACGAATGATGTGTGAGAATGTAGTAGATGCTATTGATGAGACTTTTGAGAAGTTCACTCCTAGATCGAGATATGATTTAATAAAAGTAACAGATAGGCCTAAAAAACACATCACACATAAATTATTATACTAGTTATGAGTAAACCGCTATTAGTCGTAAGCTGTCCTATTGACACTTACTCAGGATATGGAGCAAGATCAAGAGACTTTGTTCAATCAATTATAGATACAGGTAAATATGAAGTACAGATCCTATCTCAAAGATGGGGTAGTACTAGGTTTGGATATTTAGCCGATCACAACGACACTAATCTACTTCCAAGAATCGTACCTAATCTAACACAACAGCCAGATGTTTGGATTCAAATTACTGTACCTAATGAATTCCAAAAGATAGGTAAGTATAACATTGGAGTAACAGCAGGAATGGAGACTACACTTTGTGATCCAACCTGGATACAGGGATGTAATAAAATGGACTTGGTAGTAGTATCTTCCCAACACGCTAAAAAGACTTTTGAAACAAGTAAGTTTGATGTGCAGGATGATAAAACTAAGCAAATTACAAGCTCAATTGAACTAACTACTAAGGTAGAGGTTTTATTCGAAGGAGCTGATATTGAGAAGTATGCTCCACTACCAACTAACTTAGACCTAAGTACAATTGATGAGTCATTTTGCTTCTTAGTAGTAGGACATTGGCTACCAGGAGACTTAGGAGAGGATAGAAAGAATATTGGATTTACAATCAAATCATTCCTAGAGACATTCAAGAACAAACCAGCTAATAAACAGCCAGGACTTATACTTAAAGTACAAGCAGGAGCAGGAACATCTATTATGGATAGAGATGCTGTATTGGATAAGATTGATGCAATAAGAAAGACAGTTAAAGGTAACTTACCTAACATATATGTCTTACATGGAGATATGACTGATGCTGAGGTAAATGAATTATACAATCACGGTAAAGTAAAGGCAATGATCTCTCTAACAAAAGGAGAAGGATTCGGAAGACCGTTATTAGAATTTAGTTTAGTTAATAAGCCAATCATAGCATCGTACTGGTCAGGACAAGTTGATTACCTATCACCAGAGTTTGTAAAATTCATAGGAGGAAATCTAACAAACGTACATCCATCAGCAGTTATAGAAAAGATGATATTAAAAGAGAGCCAATGGTTCACACCAGATCCTGCTCAAGTAGGAAAGGCTTTAGAGGATGTATATAAGAATTATGCTACACATAAGGAATTAGCTAAAAGACAAGGGTATAAAAGTAGGACTGAGTTCTCTTATGAAAAGATGAGAGAGACGTTGGATAACCTTCTAACACAGTATGTACCTGAGTTCCCTAAGATGGTTGAATTAAAACTGCCACAGCTTAAAAAAGTAGAACTGCCAAAATTAAAAAAGATAGAATAATGGAAAAGGTTGAAGCTATCCTAGGAAGGAAGTTAAAGGAGATGGAAGTGCTTCTTTACAAAATGCAAAAAGATAAAAAAGATTATCATTTTGAAAAAGATAAGAATGGTAATTTAATATCAATAAGAAATAGTTAAAAAAGATAGAATAATGGAAGCAATGATAGTATGTCCACACTGTGGAGGTAATGCTTGTTACGAGCAACAAGTAAACGAAGAAGTAACAACTCACTTCTGTTTTGGATGTGGATTCACTACATCAACTTTAATGGAAGTAAATAGTAAAGTAGTATTAGATACTCTTGCAAACTCTCCAGAACTGTACAAGGATATCATGTTTGTCGATAAGGACAATAGAGTATGGTTTCCTTCAACAATGACTCTTCCTGGGAAAGGAATGGTGTTTGTAGATGGTACAGCAAAAGAAAATTGGCAATGGGCTGCAGTAAAAGCAATTAAGATTACTGAAGAAGAGAAGAAGAACTTCCCTAAAGATCAAACTCACAAGATGGATATGAAGAACATCCAACACTTTGCTAAGGAGGATTTTATGGAAGCACTTGACTCAATTGGCTTCTTTGATGTTGTAGAACAGAAATAAAGTTCTTATATTTAAGTATGAAAATAAGTTATGCAATAACAGTTTGTAATGAGTTTCTTGAAATACAGAAGCTCATTCCATTTCTTCTACAGAATAAGAGAATAGAGGATGAAGTAGTTGTCTTGGTAGATTTGTCTAAAAATGAACCTACATCTGAACTATTAGGGTACCTGCATAGGTTAAGTAGTTCCAACTACATTACATTAGCGGAGGCTACTTTTAGAGGACACTTTGCTGACTGGAAGAATTTACTAACATCTAGCTGTAAAGGAGATTATATCTTCCAGATAGATGCTGATGAGATGCCTAACAGTATATTACTAGAGCACCTACCGTACATGCTTACAGAAACTCCAGAGGCTGATGTAATATTAGTTCCTAGGATTAATACAGTAGAGGGATTAACACCTGAACATATTCAAAAATGGGGATGGAATGTAAACGATCAAGGATGGGTTAACTTCCCAGACTACCAATGGAGAATCTACAGAAACTGTCCTGAGATAAAGTGGGTTAATAAAGTACACGAAAGGTTAGATGGGTTTAAATCATATGCCAGATTAGAGGCAAAAGAATACTACAACCTATACCATCCTAAGACAATTGATAAACAGGTTAAGCAAAATGACCTATACGATCAATTGCAAAATAATGAAAGAAATAATCACGGAGTATGAGTACAGATGGAAAAGTAAGGTTTGTAGTAGCATCTTATTTAAACGACCCTAAAAAAATACCCGGGATATTCTGTTTGCTTTATTCAATACTAGCGCAAACCTATCAAAATTTTGAAGTAATAATACACCACGACGGTCCATTAGATGACCCTACTTTAAAAGAACAAATAGAAAAACTAAGCTCTAAAATTAAATTACTAGATAATTTAGAAAGAAAGCAGGCTTGGGGACATTACCACAGACATCCAACTGCGTTAATTGAACCACATGCCGATTGGGTAGTGTTTACAAACGACGATAATTACTATGTGCCTGTATTTCTAGAAAGAGCTTTAAATACTGCCCGTATATCGCAAAGCGGTATGGTATATTTCGATACAGTACATAGTCATTACAACTACGATACACTCAACGTAACACCGGCAATATCTAGAATTGATATAGGATCTTTTATAGTAAGAATGGATTTAGTAAAAGATACTCCTTGGACAAACTACGAAGGAATAGCTGACGGGATATATGCCGAGAAGCTTGCAAAGAGTACAAATGCTGTAAAAACACCAGGTGTATTATTTGTTCATAATTAAAAAGTAAGATATGATAATAGGTAATGGAAGTATTGCTAAGGTATTAGACGATAGAGAAGATCTAGTATATTTTGCATCTGGAGTAAGTAACAGCTTATGTACAGACGAAGATGAATATGCTCGAGAGATTACATTACTAAAGTCAGTTAATAGTACACAACATATTGTATACTTCTCTAATTTAGGAATATATTACAAAAAAGACAGGTATACACAACATAAGCAATTTATAGAAGAGTATATACGAAATACTTTTAACAGTTACACTATAGTAAGAGTGGAAGTATTAGAGTGGGCAACTACTCCAACAACTATACTAAATTATTTTAAAACCTGTATAAAAGAAGGAACAGTTCCACCGATACAGGATACAACTAGATATGTTCTAGGACTATCAGAGTTTAAATACTGGCTGTCTTTGATACAGTCTGGAGTAAGAAATGAGATGAATATACTAGGTAGACGTATGACTATTGAACAGATTTATCAAGAAGTTAAACAAGGAAAACTATAAAATGAAATCAGCAATAGTACTGCATTTATATTATCAAGATCTTTGGGAAGAGTTTAAGGAAGTACTTCTACCGATACTTTCCGATACTGTCGACCTATACGTAACAGTAGTAGATCCGGAAGATGAACACCTTAAAGACATATTAACAGTTACCAGTAACGTAGAAATAGTTCCCAATAGGGGAATGGATATAGGTCCTTTTCTTTTAACTTATAAAAAGATAAGAGGAAAGTATGGAACAATTACAAAAATACATAGTAAGAAATCCTTACATACAGCAGGTATAGGAGAGCATTGGAGAAGGTCTTTATACGCTCCAATACTAAAATCCCACAAAAGCATTTCTGAATATCTATTAGAATATACAGAACCGGTAATGGTAGGTACAGGCTTATATACTATATCAAGCGAGGAAGACCCTGGAAGGAATACAGAAGAGCTTCAAGAACATATTAGTAATATATGTAAGGAACTAAATATACTTACAAAAGGATCTTTTATTGCAGGAACTATGTTTATGGTAAATGATATCTACATGAACTCCATATTTACAGATGAAGTAATAGATAGTATTTACAGTATGTTTGAAGAGAACTACGTTAGAGATAACTCAGCAGCACATGCAATGGAACGAGTATTTGGATATTTAGCAACACAGACAAACCTATTAGTTATATGATATCAGTAATTATACCAACATATAAATCACCGGATGCTCTGGATCTTTGTTTAAGATCAGCTATAACAGGTCAGGTAAATAGTAATGAGATCATAGTAGTCGTAGATGGATTTTATGATTTGAATAAGGAAGTCTTAGAGAAGTGGAAGGACTCTATTAAGGTATTAGATCTAAAACAGAATGTAGGACTATGTAGAGGAACTAACCTAGGAGTCTATAATGCATCTAACAATAAGATCTTAATCGTAAACGACGATAATGTATTTCCCCAACATTGGGATACTATATTAGAAGAGGAATGGGAAGAGGGAGCTGTAATTACTCCAAATCAAATTGAACCATTCTCTAGTATGTTCTCTCAGTTCCACATTAAAGACTTAGGAAGAGATCCTAAGACGTTTGACCTAGAGGACTTCTGGAGATATGATTACCACATTGCATCAGGAGATAAGAAAGAGGAGAGCGGCTCAACACTCCCTATCTTTATGTCTAGGATAGATTATTTAAGAGTTGGAGGTTGGGATGAAAATTACGATCTTGGAATGGTAGCTGACTGGGACTTTTTTGTCAAGTGTCAACTATCTGGATTGAAGATGATCCGTAACTGGAACTTACATTTCTACCACTTTGTATCACTAACAACAATGACTCCAGAGAAGGAGCAAGAGAGGAGAACCTCAGAACAGCATGGTCATGCGTATGCAAAGTATAAGTGGGGAGACTACATCAAACATGATCCAAAGACTAACTTAAAGTACATTTAAACTATTTATATTAAAAACAATATGATATTAGCAGAACACATAAGAGAGATCCTTTCAGAGGTGACTAAGGTTAATTTTAAAGGACACAAGTTCGTTCTTAAGATTGATGTCAATGAGGATCCAAACAAGAAAGGGGTTAAGGTTCAATTCCTTCCAACTACCTTCACAGGAATGTCTAAGCAACAACAAGACGAGATCGCTATGGACTTAGGAGCTAAGTTGAATCAAGAACTAACAGGACTAGGATTATCTGTTGAGAGAGATAGAGAGTTAAAGGATAAGACAGTAATTGGATTCTTTATCTATATAGAATACCTTAACAAGATCATCATCAATGCTTTGAACCAAGCAGCAGGAGAGTAATCACTAACACAATATAAAGTATGGCACAGTTTTGTTTTTATTCAAAGAACAACCCTTCACAGGAACCAATAGGGGTTGTGGATGCTGTAAGTAGAGAGGAAGCTATTAGATTCTTTTCACTTACAAAACAACTACCAGTAAACGATTTCCTAACAATTTTTGAAGTAAAAGGCTATGAATTTAAAGAAGGAATTAAGGAAGGGAATAAACAGTTACTTAAAGGGTAGTGTAACTATTAAAGAAAGAGATATGGCTCGAGATGTAATTGAGAAGAAGCTCTTTATTGAAAGTATAATTCTACTGAGAGAGATAGAAGACAGAAGAGACTTCATGGAAGAAGAGATTGGAGTTGATATGTCAATCTACGAGGAGAAATTCCTACAAGTAATAGAGAATCTATTCAGAGCTCATTTTAGTAAAGAACAATTTGCATTGATACAATACTATCTTTACCAAGTTCCAACTCTTATTGATTGGGACGGTAAGATTGATTTGTCAGATGGAAAAGATACTATTACAGTTGACTTTGAGACTCCAGAGCAAGTATGGAATGTAATTACTAGTGTAAAAATATTAACTAAATAGTTGCTAGAACGAATCTTTGTACGTATCTTTAGCCATATAAACTAATAGAAGCAGTTATGGATAAAGAATTTATACCTTACGAACAAGCATTAGCCCTAAAAGAATTAGAATTCAATAAAAGAACATTTGCAGAATATAGTACAATACAGAACAATAAATGGGTATTAACATTCGATCTCTCAGGAGAAGGTCAATATCCTAACAGTTCTTCAGCTTGTATAGCACCGACATTCTCACAAGCATTTAGATGGTTTAGAGAGAAGTATCCATTACATACTGTTATAAATATAGGAATACCTCATGATAACATAACACACTCAAAAAAGATACAATACTTTTTTAATGTAGTAAAATGCGGTAAACATCATAAGGGTATATTTAGAAGCACTTTCTATACTACCTACGAAGAAGCAGAACTTGAATGTCTTAAGAAGCTAATAGAAATAGTAAAACAAAAATAATAAAAACGGTTATATGACTCAGAATTTAGAAATGATTCCTTGTACAAGATGTGGCAATGATATGCCAAAATTACGATTAGATAGCTATGGCTACAACTTCTGCATATCATGCTCAGATGTTAAACCAAAGGTAGGACGTATTAGAGTAGTAGGGGAAGGAGACTATACAGCCACAGAGATGGATGTATTGGATCAAGATACAGCTAGAAGACTTCAAGAACTAGAGAATGTATCAAGAGGAGTTAAAAACAATCCACTGGAGATCTTAAACTACGATGAGGATGAAATCCTTGACGATAGTAAAGCAATCGAAGCTGCTACAGATAAGATCCTAGATGATGAGCTTGAAGAAGAGATCATTGAGCTAGAGGACGATGAAGAAGAACTTCCAGAAGACGAATTAGAAGACGAAGACGACGAATAGATGCCTAAAGCTAAATTCCTATCAAAAGATGATTGCTTAAGAGCAATGGACAACACTAAGAGTAATCGAGCAGCAGCTCGGTTTCTCCGTTGTAGCTTTGTTCACTATAAGAAGTACGCCAGGACTTATGTTAATGAGGAAGGAGTAACCCTATGGGAGGCTCATAAGAATATGGCCGGTATAGGTATTCCTAAGTACATTAGTAACAAAGGAAAGAAAGCACCTCTTAAAGATCTTATAGAAGGACGATTGGCTATTACTTCCTTTGAACCAGCCAAAATCAAACAGAGATTAATCTTTGAAGGATACCTTAAAGAGGAATGTAATCGATGTGGCTTCCATGAAGAGAGAGTATCTGATCAAAAGGTGCCCCTAGTACTTCAATTTAAGGATAGGAACAAGACTAACTATGAATTGGATAATATAGAGTTACTTTGTTATAACTGTTCATTCCTATATTCAGTATCTCCTATTACAGACAAGCAAGTGATTGCTATGGAGGATTATGTAGAAAGATCAGCAAAAGAGCCAGATTGGGAGATAGATGATTCAATGAAAGAGCATTTAATATCAATCGGCCTTTGGAAAGAGGAAGCCGATCCTACAGATGGAAGAAATTACATCTCAGAGAACTATACAGGCAATGGCAAAGAAGAAGAGTAAGCCTACACGTCAACAGATAGTAGCCAATCAACTTGTCAAACAACATGAGAAGAATGAGAAGCTAAAAGAAAAGCCTATCAGTACAGATCTTTTTAAATTATTTAGAAAATAGTTGCTAGATAGAATCTTTGTACTTATCTTTAGGTATTATTAATTAAATACCTGTAAGATATTATGAATACATTTGAAGTACAATTTGATCAGAATATAGAGAAAAACTATCAAAATATTTTAGATAAGCGGATAGCTAAGAGAAGTAAGAAAAAGAACATCGTGAAAGTTGAAACTAAAACCGTAGAAGACTATGCTGCAACACCTATACTGTATAACACAGAGGTAATTAAGGTAGTTAATCCTCAAACAATTATCGGCGTAATGTTTACTTTTGAAGACGGAACACAGAAGTTCGACTTCTTTAACGCCTGGGGACCAGAACGTAAGGTAGGATTCTTTGCGTCAAGAAGCATAGGGAGTAAGTATATCAAGGGAGTAGTTGAGCACTGGGCAGCGTATTCTCCTAGTAAAAAAGCTAATTAAATATTGAAAGAAGTTGCCTCCTCGGAGGCTTCTTCTTATCTTTAGGTAAATAAAGAAATAAGAGTTATGGCAGAAAAGACAGGAGCAACAGTAAAGAAGTTACATGATTTTAATACATCAGGAGTATTAGAAGTATGTATTAAAGGTAACTGGTACAGAGTTACTTCAAATGAATTCAGATCATTTGACGGAAAGAGAAGAATAACTGAGCCAGTTAAACAGCCAGGCTTAGGAGAGAGTTTCTCCGATGTAAAATTCCGTACCTATGAGTATAACGGACCAGTTTATATCTTACAGACTAATACAGAGGTAATTAGAATGGATACAGAGACTATTACGACTAATGCTAATATGCCAGTAGTACAAAAGTCAGTAACAAATAGTAATCGTATATGAAAAAAATACACTTCGACTCTCCAGAAGAGTTTAGAAAATACTTCTCAGGAAAGAGTCCTGAACTAACAGGAATAATCGTAGATGCTATTAGAGAGTCTATGCAGTTTCAAAAAAGGACTGCTGATCTATTTGAAGTTACTTGGGAGGATAGTGATTCAGTATTTGAGATATCTCTTCCAAAGAACCAATGGGTAACAGCATTAGAGACTTGCCTTAAGCATTATGAAGAATGGGAGATGGGAGATGATGCATTGGATACTTACTTATTAATTAAAGATGTAAAGGCATGGTAAAAGATAAATTGGTTACAAGTTATGTATGTGAGTCAACTGGAATTAAGATCACATACACCTATAGAGGGCCTAGTATTGTATCTGGCATAGAAAAGTCGGAGTTAGAATATCCTAAAGAATACTTAGATGAATTCAATAAACAGGAAAAATATAAGAGTAATCTTCCGAAAACAAAACAAATGTTCTTAAATCCTAAGACAGGTAAAGAGGTAAGTTATTACAGAGCTAAAGCATTAGGTCTGGTAAAATAATTAAAAAAAATTGTGAATTAGTTGCCTACTAAGTATATTGTTCATATCTTTAGGTATATTAATAATTAAAACAATAAGTTATGTTAATGAGATTTCAAACAGGTTTAGCAGATTCTTACCTTACAAAAGAACAAATTCAAGCAGTATGTCCAGTAGCGTTTAAAACTACACCTACAAGTGACAAAATCAGCTCTAAGTATTCATTAGTAAATACAGAGACTGTTATTGATGATCTAGAGAAGCTAGGATGGCTTCCAGTACAAGCAGCTCAAAGAAGACCAAGAGCAAAAGAGACTATCTTCTCAAAACATATGATCTCTTTTCAGAATCCAGATCTTAAGATCAAAGGTAAGAATGGAGATGATGCTTATCCAAGAATCATTCTAACAAACTCTCACGATGGATTTAATTCATTCCAATTCAGAGTAGGTATCTTTAGATTAGTATGTTCAAATGGATTGGTTGTAGCAGATGAGAACTTCTCTTCTTTTAAAATCAGACACACAGGATATTCTTTTGAAGAGTTAAGAGTAGTTATGAATCAAATGGTAGAGGATCTTCCAAATAAAATACAAGTATTAAACAAAATGCAAGCTAAGATCTTAACTCCGAAAGAGATGAGAGATTTAGCAATCAAAGCAATGCAGATTAGATCTGAGAAGTTAGACACAGAGTTTGATGATCAGTCTATCGTAGACATTCTAGCTCCTACTAGAAAAGAAGATGAAGGAGATGATTTATGGACTGTATTTAATATACTGCAGGAAAAAGTAACTCAAGGAGGTTATTCTGCAGCATTGAAAGGTGCTAAAGTAAGAAAGGTTAGAAAGATTAAATCCTTCGAGAAAGACTTGAGAGTAAATCAAGAGCTATTTAAGTTAGCTACAGAATTAGTTAACTAGGATGGCAGATAGAAATCAATACATCCAGATGAGAAAAAGTAACCAGTGGGACCTTAATTGGTTCTACGGTTACTATGTAGAGAATGTACAGGGTAGCCCTATACCTCCTCAAACATTCATTCAAGCATTCAATATGTACTTTCAGTTCAGTGCAGCTGAAATATTAGAACGACTAGATAAAAAGTTCGAAGTACAGAAGATAGAGAATGAGCATGGTCAAATTATATACATAAGTTAAAATGAAAAGCAAGAATTATTTTCAAGTAATATTGAAAAACGGAAAGACACACCCTAAGTTATTTAAAGATCCAGCAAGAGCAGTAGCAGAAGTAGGTTCAGGTAATATCCTTAAATTAAGAGAAGTATTAGCCGAACAAGTAAATGCTAAGTATGTAGAGATAGATTCTCTTACAGGAACAAAAGAAGGAGAACTATAATGCAGTATAAGAATTATATAATAGAAGAGAACGAGAACTACTACGTGGCTCATCCCTATACCAAGCTAAAGTTCTACTGTACTGATGATTGTGATACACCTATGGGGTTTGGAAGTAGTATAGAGGATTGTATAGAGCAAATAGATGAAAGACTAGATTATTAAAATAATTAATAAAATAGTTGCCTAGAAGGAATATAATTCCTATATTTAGGTATAATTAAAAAACAAATAAGTTATGGCAGTAAGAAAATTTCAAGACGGAGACATTGCAATCGTCAACAACAAAGTAAGTATGTACGATAGAAAGAACTACGGACTAGTTCCAGGTACTGAGGTGATCGTTGAAGGAAAAGGTTACGACAAGACCTACATAGTTAAAACACCAAGCCACGGAAGAGTGCACATTGACTCAGGTAGTTTGGATAAAGGAGTTGCTAAGACAAACAGAGAGAAGTTCTTAGAACAAATCGAAAAGGCAGAGGATAAGATCCAAGCAACTAAAGCATTTATCCAAGAGACTAGAATGAAACTTGAGTTCTTAGATGAGATCAAATCAGATGAGTTTATTGAGAATGAATTCAAAGCATACCAGACTTTAACTATCATTGAACAATCAGATATGAGTAAGTTAGAGAAAGCAAAAGCAATTGCTCAATTAATTTCAAAAAAATAAGTTATGACTGAATTAGAAACATGGCAAGAGGTTAATAAATGTGAAACTCCACAGCATTTAGCTTTTATAATTAACAAATTAGCAGATACTGAAGGAATGATTCAAGGTCGAGAAAGAAAGTTTGATGCTGCCAAAATGATTATAGGTTTAAATCATTTCATGGCTGATAAAATGCCATCCAATGTTCTTACAAGAGAATTTGGTATTAGACAACAAGCAATCTATTTAAAAACATTTTACAAATAATAGTATGGCAAGTTATTCAGCAGAGGATTTAGGATTAACAGATGATTTACAAAATTATAACAACGCTAAAGAAGCTATAGTTGATGCCTTAGTTAGGGAAGAATTCTTAACCGAAGAGCAAGGAGAAACTATTAAAACAAGATATGCTGTTGTATTAGTTAAAAATAATTGGTTAGGTTTAACAATAGGTAAGTTATTAGGTAAAAGAGACGTTCAATATATTAAATTAGTAAAAGTAGTATAAAAATGGAAAAATTAGGAATTTTTGTAACAGCAATAGGAGTACTACTACTAGTAGCAGTATTAATGGCTTGGCCTGTACAGTATTTGTGGAACAATGATTTAGTACCAGCAGTAGACGGAACACATCCAATTGGGTTTTGGCAAGCATTAGGTTTAAATGTATTGTTTGGAATTTTGTTTAAAAATAATTCAAGTAGTAAATAAGATGAAAAAGTTAGGATGGAAAGCTATAGGCTTCGGACTCTGGTTATTTGGTATGCTTCAACTAATTACTTTGCCACTAGGAATGATGAGTGCGTCTAACTTAGTTGAATTTAATTTAGGAGTAGTATTATTGTTAACTGTTTTAGGGTCTATGATATATGCTTTAGTTAAGTTAATTTTAATCGCTAAAGAGTATATAGATTATTTAGAAAATAAAGATCAAGAGTAATGGAACAAGTATTTAATTTTATTCTAGACGGATTAGTATTTTTAGCACTTTACATTATATTTGCATTTCTATTGCATATAAGTCTCTACTCTTTAGAGATTAGAGATAAAATAGCATTAAATATAAAACTACCTAAGAGAAAACGTTTCTTAACAAAAGTTGATCCAATCTATGAATTATTAGATGATGAATGGAATGGATGGTGCATTCGTAAATGGGAATTAGGATATGATGATGCTAATGTAGGACTGTTACTTTTAATGCACCTTATACCATACCCTGTTAATCTTCTTCAATACAAATATACATCTACTGGTAAGATTTACTTGAATGATGTAAAGTATACAGATATTGATGTAAGTTTGAAAGAGTACTACGAAGCACAATGGTTTATTGAAAATGCTGAGAGGTTAGAAATAGATGCTCGTAAAAAAGAGTTAAAGAATAAACGAGATAATTTAAACAAAGTATTTAACGAAAATTACGAATAATGGGTATAATTTTAACAGTAGTATTGATATTATTTCTAGTAGCACAATTAGCGAGTATTGCCTTTATCCGCATAGAGGACGGATCACCAGCTAAAGATAAAGATATCTTAGAGTTGTTTGAAAAGAAAGGAAATCTTTATGACCGTATACACAATAATTGGGATGGAAATTTAATTATTCAAAGTAAATTTAGCGAAGCACCAACAATTACTAGAAATATTAAATGGTTTATATACTATCCTTACACAATAGATGGAGTTGGCGCAGTGCCAAGATGGTATAAGTCAAGAAAAGTAATTGATGCAAAATTTGCTGAGTTATTCAAAGGTAGTCAGTACGATACAAATAAACGTAAAAAATTAGGATTAGAATAAATAAGTTCATATATTTAGGTATAATTAAAAAACAAATAGTATTATGGGAAAAGATATAGAAGATTTTGTACATTGGTTAATGGACAATTGTGAACTAATTAGAGACGAAGAAACAGGTGAAAATGTACTTTGGAGGCATGAATCTGAAGATTATTCAGTTGATGGAGTGTTTAAGGTTTACAAACAGTCAACAAATGTTAATCTTGATTTAAAAAATAGAATTTAAAAAAAGTTGTCTAGAAAGAATATAGTTCTTATATTTAGGTATAATTAAAAAACAAATAAGTTATGAAGCAAGTATTTTATTTCATGTTAGGAGTATCAATGATCGCACTAACATCAGCAGCAACAGTTAACATCATGACTGTTAAGCCAGCAACACCAAAAGTTACTATTGTAAAGTCATTTAGAACAATGTATGGTCTTGAAAATGACATAGAGGAGTTTACTCGAGAAAAAGTAAAACAAGGTTTCATTGTTAAGTCAGTAGCAATGATGGATGACGAGAGTACGTCTAAGGGAGTTGTAGTATTAGAAAAGTATTAATAAGTAAATAGGCTATGCAAATTAAAGAAACAGCTAGGGAAGTCAAAATACATCACACAGTAGTAGTTGATAAAATTCAGTATTACCGAAATGAATTTTTAACTTATGATACAAACGGTATTTTAGCAAAGCAAAGGACTGTATGGAGTGTAGGGGATAAAGAAGGTAAAGGACCTTTTGTTGAACCTGGCGGTTCATTAGATACTATTAAGAAGTACACATCTAAAGAATTAGAAAAAATGTTAAAAGAACAAGCAATAGAAAAATAAAAACAATTTAAAAACAAAAACAAGTTATGAAAAGAACATTATGGTTATTAGGAGTGGTATTAGCAATGTCTGTTACATCATGTACAACAGCTGATTCAAGTGAAGTGGCATTAGTAGTAGATCAAATTGGAAATGATAAAGGTATTCCAAATATTGAGATGGCATCAGGGTTCATCTTCTACTTCCCACCAACACAAGACGTGTATATGTATCCAACATCGGTACAGCATAAAGTATGGACTGCATCAGTAGATGAAGACTCTCCAACAGATGAGCATATTGATGTAACATCAGCAGATGGAGCTACATTTGGATTAGACGTAGCAATTAACTTACAATTAGAAAGATCAGCAGCACCAACTTTATTTACAAAGTATAGAGTAGATATGGATGAGTTGATTAATACAAGAGTTCGAAATATTGTTAGAAAAGAATTGTTAGACAATGCAGTAGGATTTGCTTCTGATAGTTTATTACAACACAGAAACGTATATGAAAGAGATGTAACAAGTACATTAGCTAAGTCATTGGCTAAGGAAGGATTCATCTTAAACAACATTGCAATCTTAAAGATGTCAATTCCAACTTCATATAAGAAAGCAATTGAAACTAAGATCAGAGTAATTCAAGAGACAGCTACAATCAAATCTCAGACATTGCAAGCAGAGCAAACAGCATTGAAGAAAATTGCATTAGCAAAAGGTAACTACGAAGCTGCTTTGTATGATGCTAAAACAAAAGCAATCTTATCTCAACCTAAGATGTTAGAGTTATATAGAGCTGAGACAGAAAGAAAATGGGCTGAAAGAGGAGTATCGCCTTACGGAAATAATAACGTCTTTGGTGCTGGTACAGGTATCATGTTGAACAGACGATAAAATATTCTAAAAATAATTAAGAAAAGGCTTGCTTCGGCAGGCCTTTTTTCGTACCTTTAGGTATAGAAATTAAAATAAAGGTTATGGATAAGCACACATTACTGGAGAAGATCAAATCAGGTAACTACTCTCAACAACAATTACTAAGCTGGGTAGGATGCTTACCAGGAGCTTCAGCAAATAGAAAGCCTAAGTTTAGTAAGGTAGGAGACATTCACATGCATCCTATATTTCAACATCCATATATCATTTTAGATAAAAGAGATGGATACTACATCTGCGGATTGATTACAAGTGAGAGTACTTGTCCTGAGATATTAGAGGCATGTAGATCTAGGTTCATGGAAGGATATCTCACTAAGACACTATTCACAGCAAGTGAGGTTGTAGGTAGTTTTGTAAATAACTACGACAATACAAGGCACCTAAAGAAGGTGTTAATTAAATTGAGACAAACATTAAATTAAAAGTTATGAAAGTAAAGTTATTAAAAAAGATTAGAAAAAGATATTCTATTACTCATTATCCAAACGGAGTATACATAACAGACCGTTTCTTTGAGGGCCCAGTTACGTTAATAGAAGATAAGTATAGCAGTTTTAGATATGATATTTCATGTCTCGAAAAACAACCAGCGTATAACAAGCTATATAAGAAATTATTAGATTGGATACAACAAGATTATGGTACGTTTAAGAGTAAAAGAAGTAAAATAACATCAGAGGTTCTTTGGTATAAAAAGTAGGAGTTATGTTATTAAATGTATTTGATTTAATTTGGTTAATTATAGAATCAGTAGCAAAGTTAGTAGTAAGAGTATTTAAAAAGTAAATAGGTTATGCAAAAAGTAAAAGCAATTCAAGATGATTCATGTCATTGGTATGTACTTCCAATTGACTTAGTAGATGAATTCTACAAAGACGAACAAGACGAGGATTTTGTAGATGGAGGAGGATTTGATGATAAGTATGGAAAATACAGAACAGGAGGCGATTTAAACCTAATACAGCTATATGCTGATTTATAAGTAAGAGTTATGTATACAGTAGCAGAAAGAGTATTCTACATTTGGAGACTTGAAGTTTGGTGGGTAGCATTTAACGATGTTGAGTACTATCCTGAAGATAGAAGACATTTAGGTGGTAGATGGTTTTGGAGAAAATAAATAAATAAACAAATAAAGGTTATGCCAAAAATATTTAAAGTAGGAGGATGTGTTAGAGATAAACTCCTAGGAGTAAACACAAAGGATATCGACTTCACATTTGTATTAGATGATCTAAACAAAACAGTTGAACAAGGATTCCAAGAGATGGAGCAATGGATGATCGATCAAGGATTTACCATATTCCTTTCAGTACCTGAGATGTTCACAATCAGAGCCAAGTTCCCAGCCGACCATAAGTTCGCTAAATTGGATGCTGACTTTGTAATGGCAAGAAAGGAAGTAGGATACGTAGAGGGAACAAGACGTCCAATTCTAGAGTTAGGTACATTGGAAGATGATTTAGTTCGAAGAGACTTTACAGTCAATGCTATGGCCGAAGATGAAGATGGTAATTTAATTGACTTGTTTGATGGTATGTGGGCTTTAGAGAATAAGATGCTACTTACACCTTTAGATCCTGCTAAGACATTCCTAGATGATCCACTAAGGATGTTAAGAGCACTTAGGTTCTCTATCACTAAGGATTTTATAATAGCACCAAAAGTATGGGCAGCTATTTTCCTACCAACTCTAATTAATAAGTTAGAAGAAGTAGTAAGTGGAGAAAGAATCAGAGAAGAGGTTATCAAGATGATGCAAGCAGATACTGTAAAGACCCTACGACTATTCAGTGAGATAGACAAGATAGAACCTAGATTCATAGAGGTTGTATTCAGTAAAGGACTTTGGTTAAAGCCAACATTTGAAAAATAAATAGGAAAAAAGTTGCCTCTTCGGAGGCTTTTCCTTATATTTAGGTATAATTAAAAACAATAAAGGTTATGAAAGAAAAATTTAAAGTAGGGGATAAAGTTAGAATCATCAACAACACAAATCAATCCAATAACCAAATTGGTGATGAAGGTATTATTGTAGAAGTAGCATTTGCAGGAGATCAACGTGGTTATAGAGTTGAAGTTGAAGATGGAAAGAATTGGGGTAATTGGTCATCTCAAGAGGAAATAGAATTAATTAAATAAAGGTTATGGACGAAGCAGAAAAAATTGCACAAGAAAGATACGACAATGGTGAGAAACCATCTATATCAACTTTCATCGATGAAGATACAATCATAATGGGTTATGGAAAATTGGATTATGATTTTGAATTTCCTCTTCCTATGGAGACAATCAAAAAAATACACGGAACAATTTCGTGGAGTGAGTTGATGAAGAAAGACTTACCTCAACAAGAAACACCTGAAGAAATTATGGGTAAGAAAGTCGCTGAGTATTGTAAGCAATATGAGGGTACAGACAAGTACAATGTTGCTATGTTAGCAGTAGAGTTTGGGTATAATTTAAAAAAATAAAGTTTCGTACGTAGAGTACAGCACCGATTAAATAGATTAGTAATTATGGAATCAGTAATATTAGGAATAATTGTGTTTGGGTTAGCGGGTTATTTTATGTTAATGTACTTAGAAGGAAATTATTCTGTAAGGTCTTCTGAAATAATTAAGGAAGGTGAAGTGGTTGATAGTAAAGATAGAATTGTTCAACGTTACTATTACATTAAAACAACATACGAAAGTGGTAGAATTAAAATAACTAAAAAATCAGTATAATGAAAAACATACACGTATTACCAGCAGATAAACCGAGTAATGGATATATACTTGGAAAATGTATTAAAGAATTATCTGATGTAAAAATTGGACAGCTTGTCAAAACATACTACTTAATGTTTGATGAAGAGTATTTTAAACCTCAAAATATCTACATCACTTCTGGTGCAGAAGATATAAATGAGAATGATTATATAATCTCTAAAGATGGTAGATTAGTTCAAGTTTCTTATTTATTATCTAAAGATTTAGAAGATGCTTCAAAGGTTATCCTAACAACAGACCAAGACTTAATCAAAGATGACATACAAGCTATTGATGATGAGTTCCTTGAATGGTTTGTGTCAAAAGCAAATGATAGTGGTAAACCTATTGATATTGTTGAAGTTAAACAAATATTTGGAATAGGTAGAGTTTATACTGCTTATGAAATAATCATTCCAAAAGAAGAACCTAAACAAGAAACACTTGAAGAAGTTGCTGAAAAGTATTCTGAGGAGTTTTTTAATAGAGATGAAATATCTATGAGGAACAGTAAAGTGTCTTACATAGCAGGTGCTAAATGGCAAGCTAAACAAGACAAGCAAGAAGTACAGGATTTAAAAAGTAGGCTTGACTTTGTACATGAAAGCAGTGCTAAAGCGATAGAGCTTATAGAGGCTCTGCAATTACAAACTGAAGGAATGTATAACGAGGATACTATCAGACAAGTCCTATCAAAGCTAACACTAGTTAATCCAGTTGATTTAAGAATGACAAGTAATGGTCATGGAGAATTTCCTGATGGATATAAATTAACCGAAAAGGGTATTGACTGTATTGTTGAGCAATTAAAGAAGTAAGTTATGATAAACAACTTAGAATTGATTAAGCCATTGCTTAATTTCGAAAAGAAAGGTGACCTCTACATGCTATATGTTTTCAAGCGTAAGAAAGATCAACCAGAAGGAGAGAGAGATAATCATCAATCAGTAAGAACAATCAAGACTTATTGTATTGAAAGCATTGATCACTTGGAACGTCGCTATGATGAAATCATTCAAATGTGTGAGATGTTTAAAGCAAGAGCTTATATTCATGTACAAAAGCAGAATCACTTTGATGTATCTCTGAGTATGATGGCTGCATTAGCACAACGTATTCAAAATGGTAACAACAATCAGAAAGGATTGTTTGATTCTGTTGTAGGACAAATTAAGACTCAAGAGAAGAGATGGATTGTAGATGTTGATAGTTTAGATCTACTTTACTCTATGGGAGTAAAAGATGCTATCAGAAGATGTAAGCCGGAAGGAGATAAAATAGAAGCTGCGATACCAACAAAGAATGGTTATCATTTAATAACTTCTAAGTTCGATGTATTAACGTTTAGTAAATACTTCCCAGAGATTGACATTCAAAAGAAGAATCCAACACTACTGTACTATCCAGATTCATTAGATATTCTTAATCATTATTAAAAATAATTAGTAAAAAGTTTGCCTGAGGAGGATTTTCTTCTTACATTTAGGTATAATTAAAAAAATATAACAACATGGAAAATTCAATCAAAGTAGGTTATGATTCTCAGACTGGCTTTTATACATTTAAAAATACACATACTACATTAGAAGTAAACGGAAAACCAGCAGTTGATCCAATTCTTGGTTATAGAAGAGATCTTGTAGTAACTTCTGAGAAGCCAGAAACTATTACATATAAGACATCTGGCCGTAAATTAATCGGTTACGATAACACTGAATTTGGAATTACCATTTCAGTTGAAAACTACAAATTGCTCCAAGCTAAGATTGATTCAACCAGAAGTATTGATGAAGATATTGAAGAATATGTTTATAATACTTTAGAAGACGAAGTCTTTGCTATAAGATTTGCAAGAACACATAAACCGGTGTATGAATCAGTTGAAGAAGTTCACAATTTAGAGATTGAGCTTATTAACTATCCAGTGAGTGCATATTCTTGTATCATTCCTCTATATTCAACCAATGCAGATAATGTATTTGAAACAAAATGCAAGTATGTACCAAGTAACACTGAATTATTCTTTAAAGTCTGTACTGCATTTGGAATTGATAAAAACAGAATTGATATACCATCTCATTCAGGCTTAAGATTTGTTAAAATCGATGATAAATTTGTAGCAGGCATGGAAGAGTTTGAAAAAACTTCTAACTTAATCATTATTGACACTTATGAAGGCTGTATTGCTAGAATGGATGCATCTCGTAAAAAATTAGAAGATGCTATAAGCTTTCATTTAGCTAAACAATCTCAAAAGATCGTAGACACATCAACTGTTGGATATCTTTTAACACAACTAAGAGCTATGGAAAGCTCAGTTTTAGATTTAGATGTTAAGCAGAAACAAGTAAATTCACAAAGAGCAATTTTAAACAAAATTGGAGAATTAATTAACGTTTATAAAGAGCAAGCATAATATGAGAACATTATTTTTAATTTGTACAGTTGTATTTACATTATTAGGGTTAGCAATTTATCACGAAGGTACAATTGATCCTTATGAAGAAGGAATGCATTTAGATTACACAATCGAATGTGAAAATGGATTTGTATACAAAGTGAAAGGAAGTGCATTGAGTAGTCGTTCAATTCAAGTACTTAACTCTGACGGTACTCCGCTTCGATGTGGAAAAAAAATATACTAAAAGTAAATAGAGTATGAATAAAGTATTTAAAGTTTTAGCTCCATTTTATTTAGGAGCATCGTTAAGCATATTTGCTAATGTGAATATTTTCCATTGGGAATTTTGGGCAATAGTAGTTCCATTTTTAATATTTTTAAGAGCAGGTGAAGATGAGTAAGATGGATATACTTAGAGTAGAAGGAGAGGAGAATGGTACAATGGATGTTAGAGCACTACATACTGGAAAACACTTAGGTTGCTTTATGATGTCAGAGGATGGCTTCTACAACTTCTGGCCTGCAGATAATATCTCAGGATACTATTCATCAGACATATTACTTGAGCTAGGTAATAAGTTAGGTGTGTTGAATCAAAATTGGATTAAGCACTTGAATGAGCATTTTGGGGGAAAGTAGGGCGCTTTTCCTATGAAGTCACGCCGCGCAAATTCTCCTAACCTCCCATAAAAAATAAGGGAAATAAAGGAGGAATTAGTTGGTAGATGTTAGTTAAGTACTTATCTTTATCAAATAAAACAAATAAGAGTTATGAATACAAAGGATCAAATCATTGAAAACTACAAAGAGCAAGTAGCTTTATTGAAGTCTATAAATGAGTCTAATGAGAGGATTATTGACAAACATAAAGACTATCAAAAATCATTAGAAACCTATGTAAAGTTACTAAAGGACCAAGTAGAGACATTACGAACTTTATTACTAAGATAATTATGAAAACATTAATACAAGCAATACTGCTTATCATTTGGATGGTATTTAGTTTAATATTAGTATTCTCTATTGTAGGAATAGTAGTAATAATACTTGATGAATGGTTAGACATAGGAAGAAAATTAACAGATAAAATCATTGAGTAATATGAAAACAATACACAAATATACATTAACACCTTTTACTTTAATGCCTAAAGGTGCAGAAATACTTCATATAGCACATCAGGAAGGTCTCTTAACTGTATGGGCCTTGGTAGATCCGGCAAAGGAAGAAGAGGAACGTAAGTTTAGAATAGCAGGTACAGGATGGAATATTTTTGATAATGAAAAGCATCTAAGTACTTACCAAGATGGAGAACTTGTGTGGCATGTATTTGAAGTAATAGAGTAGTATGAAAGTAATTTACATGGAACAGACAATCCTTTTAATGTCTCAGAAAGATCCAGAAGGAACCAAGGACTTAATAGCCTCAGGTACAATCAAACAAGATGAAAATAATAAACCGTACTTGGTTGTAAATATAGACGAAGATGTCACAGTTTAATCTAACAGAATATACCGACAGTCTTTTAAGTAATATGAAAACATTGGTAGAGGAGATTGATGTACTTAGAAAAGATAATGAATTCCTTACCATAGAGAATAGAATGTTAAAGGAACAATTGGCATTTGAACAAAGAAAGAATCAAAGAGATGCAAATAGAAGAGGTTAGGTTACATAGTGCAATTTATAGAGGTAAGAAAGTAACTTACAATAGTCGGAGAGGAGCAGGAATGACAGTAGAGGGTAAGGCTACAGATATAAACCATCTCCAGGAATTGATTATAATATGTGATGGAGAAGGATTTCCTCATGCAATAGATTCTAAAACAGCTATAGAGGTAAAGTAAATGATAAAGGATACACAGGTAGACTACCTAAGAGAGAAGATGGACATCTTCAATAAGGAAGGAGATGTGATCCGGTATGAAGAGATCTTAAGAGAGGATAAGCAAGATAGAATAACAAATGAAGGATGGGATTGGAAGGCCTTTAGATTTAACATAAGGAAATGGATAGATGATAAGTCATATTATTTGATTCATAAAGACCCTCAATGGAAGATCTACTATTGTGCCGATAGAAAATTATTCGAAATACATAGAGAGGAAAAGAGTTGGGTGATAGGTAATGATAGAAGAGTAACATATAGTATAACTCAGCAAACCTATATAGAGAATAAGTTCATAATGGATATAATCTTTAGAGATATAGATAGGAGAATTTATATGTTATAGAGAGAATATAGCATAGAGTGACCCGTTCATAGACCCGACCTATAACCCGTTAGGATACCCGTCTCTAAACCCACTTGTTACCGGTTCATACGTACATATAGAACTGGAGAGATACATGGAGAGACATAGGGAGAACTGCTGAGAAACATAAGGAAAAGGATAGACTTTGGTTAAACTTGAAGAGTAGTAAAAAGATTGAAAGAGTATAAAACATATAGTATTAGGTATTAAAAGGTACTGTAAAGGATATACGATGTGTAAAAAGAGAGAAAAGTCTAGGTAAAATAATTAAAGAAGAAATGAGGCAAGGGCCTACCTCCTTCAACTTTTTCCTATATAGAGGGGTTTTACTTACAGAGTGTAAGTTGTAGAGACCTGTTCATGTACTTATAGAGTGTAAGGAGATACCCTGTTTTGATACCCATTTGTAACCCGTTGCTATAGGCGACAGAAGCAAAGTGTAAGCAAGATACCCGTTTAGATACCCAATTGGTAACCCGGTCATGATACCCGTTCTAGTAACCCGTTAGAGACCCGTTAAAAAACCCTAATAAAAGTTGCCTATAAGGATAGTTCTTCTTATCTTTAGGTATACATAATTAAAAACAGATACAGATATGAAAGCAATTGAAAGAAATGATTTAGTAGTAGGGGTTGAATATACTTTAGATGGTAGTAGAATGAATAAAGCTCATTATGTAGGAAGGGATGAATCTACTGATACTTTATTCTTTATGTCTTCTGAGGAGACTCCTTATAAAGAGGATAGTGAGGGATTTATCCTATTTGGTACCTCAGGAGATCCTTTCTTCCTAGATGAGACTATTTAATTAAAATAAACCTCAGCAATCATGAAGACAATTCAAGTGACTCTCCAGGAGAGATGGGCAGCCTCTAGGCACCTTGTTCATAAGAGCAAGAAGACTTACAACAGGAAAGAGAAGCACAATAAAAAAGGACCTCAACAGGGTCCTTCCTCTTTTTTTATATCTAGTACTATGTATTACCTACTACAGAAATAGGCGTACCGGCCCGTCTACTCTTCCGACTCTCTCTCAAAGCCAGGCCCCTTATTTCCTTTAACGTACCTAAAGATACGAACACTTGTCCTCTCTAGCAACTATTTTGTTAAATATTTTTTAATTTAAAATGAATATAAATAACGTATAAGAGTTGCCTCCTATGTACTTTATTACTATCTTTAGGTATCAATAATTAAAACATACAATATTATGATTAACAACATCAAGGGATTAACAGTAGTAGATTACATCAATGGAGAGAAAGGCCTATTCCAGGCTGTAGTTAGGGTACCAGCAGGCTTTGTAGTAGCCTACGAAATAGGGTCAGACTTACCTTCCTTAAGTCAATGGAAGAAAGGAGCTCTTCAGACTATACAGTATAAGAAAGAAGGTAGTCCGGCTTGGATGACAGTATTTGCTCGTAAGGGTAATAAAGTAATGGTTATAGATAAGGAATTGGCTGAGACGTTAGAAGTAGCTGTAGTTAATTCTTTATTCTACAATACTAACTTAATGGATGCTGCTCAGTATAGAGCAGTTAAGGCTAAGACCTGGCAGGATAAGGTGTTCGTATTAAATGAAAATAATTTAAAACAATAAAGGTTATGGAATATAGTAGTTGTTGTGGTGCATCAAGACACCATATATGGGATGAGTTATGTGCAGAGTGTTTAGATCATTGTGAGTTTGAAGAGGAAGAGGAAGAAAATGAAGATTAATTAAAAATAAATGGAGAAAGGGTTGCTTGTTCGGCTCTTTCTTCTTATATTTAGGTATCAATAATTAAAAACAGTATATTATGTCTAAATTTCCTATCAAATCAGTATTTGAGCAAATTGCTAAAGAGGTTTTTGTACTAAATAATGTTAGTACTGCAAAAGAAACAATTAATTCATTCTTATCAGAGAAGAAGATTAATGAAATAGATAAAAAGACCATCCTATTTAATGTTAACAAGTGTAATAGTATGTATCATCTTAATAGATACATTTGTAATTCCTTACTTAAGTTTGAAGGATTATCAGTTAACTAAAATATAAAGCATTATGGAATCAATGTCAAGATCAGAATTCTTTAAAACAATAAGCACCATACCAAATGGTGCTATGTTTTCTGTCATGTATACAAAGAAGGATGGAACTCAGAGAGAATTAACAACAGTCAAAGGAACAAGACAAGGAGTAAAGGGTGTAGGTCTGAATTATGATCCAGCCTCAAAAGGATATCTTATCCTATACGATGTACAATTGGCCAGAAGGACAGCAGATAAGTCTAAATGCTGGAGGACTGTCACTTATGATTCAATCACCATGTTTAAATGGGCAGGAATTATTTATCAAATTACTTAGGTAAAAAGTTGGTTCGTATCTGTTTAATTACTATATTTAGGTATCAATAATTAAAAACAGATATATTATGAAAATTGTAAATTTAATTGCAGTAGAAAAGCCAGTATTAGTTATGTTATTAACAGGATCTGAAATGATGTTTTTCGGAGATACAGTCGAAGAATTTAATATTCAAGCCGGAGATGTTGTAATTGCTAGGGGTAAAAATGAATTGTATATGGGAATTGCACGTGAATATAAATCTCCTGCAGGTCCAGAATATAATACTTTAGAATTAGCAGATGTAAAAGTATCGTATTATTTTTGTAATATTTAAAAAAAAGTTGTTAAAAGGGTTGTTTATTCGGCCCTTTTTTTATATCTTTAGGTATCAATAATTAAAACATATAAATCATGGCAAAAGTAACTGCACGTAGCACAAACAACACTTCATTTCATTATGTAACATTCAAAGCAACTGTTAATCAATTAATTCAAGCTTTCGGACAACCGAGCATGGAGGATAACACAGGGGAAGATAAAACAAACTTTGAATGGGATATGGAAACTGACAATGAGGATGTATTTACAATTTATGATTGGAAGGAATATCGTAAATTGGATTTGGATTCAGCAATTGAATGGCATATTGGATCGATTGAAAAATCAACAAGCATAACTGCTAAGGAAGAAATATTGAAAAGTATTTAATAAAAGAGTTGGCCCTTCGGGGCCTTTTTCTTATCTTTAGGTATCAATAATTAAAACAATATATCATCATGAAAAAATTCTTCACTAACATTAAATTCTTTTTGATTTGGGGTGTAAATAAAATCTATTCTATAAAAGATTTAAGACCAGATACTCCTATCTCTTTACCTACCTTTATCTTTATAGTAGTTACTTGGTTTATTGTATTAAACTATTTTTTACTTTTTTAGTAGAAAAAGTTGTTTCGTATTAAATTAATTCATACATTTAGGTATCAATAATTAAAACAATAAAGACTATGTTAACAATCGAATGTATTAAAGGTTTTAGATTAGATGGTGGTTCTTTTCCAATTATGAAAGGAGAAAGATTTAAACTATCAGAAGGGTCAGGTATAGGTGAAATGGTGTTTGAAGCAAGTGTAACATCTTTTAATCCAGGAATGGAGATTGAATTTACAGAAGATCAATTATGTGAGAATTTTCAATTAATAGTTGGTAGATAGAGAGGTATTTCTTATCTTTAGGTATCAATAATTAAAACAATATAATCATGGAAAGAATTGACGGATTGGTTAATCTAAATCTATTGGAAGACTTCAAAAAGACTGTTACTGTAATGACTTTAGATTTATATGCTGAAGGATTTGAAGTAGCAGAGATTGTAGAATACTTGAGAACTATTGCCAGAGGGGTTGTTGTTACAACTATTAAGGATGTAGATCAAAGAGAAAATATTCGCTAGAATAGTTTGTTGTGTGGCGGAATTGGTAGACGCAGGTGGTGAGTAAGTTAGGCCCTAAAGGATAACGAAGTCCACAACTTACCATACAGGTTCGAGTCCTGTCACAACATCAAAGGTTACGAGCAACGTGCCCCTTTAATTGCACAATGTTGACTGATGGAAAGACATCAAACCATTGGATCTGCAGGTCCAGGAGAGGTCTGGTTGAAGTGGGCGAAGCCAACACAGGAAGTTCGATTCTTCCCTCTCCACAAATTAAATTGAAAATAATTGTTAAAATAGTTGCTAGTTGTCTAGTTAGTTCATATCTTTAGGTATCAATAATTAAAACATATAACATCATGACAAGAGTTCAAATTTTAGAAGACAAAAAGGCATTAGTATTAGAAAAAAGAGATAGCTTAGAGGATAAAATAAGCGATATCGGTAGAAGAGAGCAGGCAAAGTTAGTTGAGGTATTAGTTCCTTACTTTAAGAATTTCAGAGAGGAAGTAGTAGTCGATATCAAAAGAGGAGGAGTTTACTTCTCTATGCCTCATCCAGAATATACTTACAATAAAGAATTATTTACTATCTACTTAGATGAAAGCTGGAATGAAAAAGAGATAGCTTATAAGGGATTAAATCTATCTTACTACACTACTCAAACAAAAGGAATGGATAGTTGGGAGTTGATGAGATTGAGAATGTTAGGTGAGGCAGCTGAAATTATTCTATACTCTCAAAATGAGATATTAGAAAAAATAAATGCAGTAGCAAAGTCTTTCTTGAATGAGAAGACAGAGATATACTCACAAATGACTGAGTTAAGAAGAGAGATTGATACATATGCATCTCAAATCAGAGAGTTAAAGAGAGAGAAGATGAGAGAGGACTTAATGGGTGAAGGTGTTCGATTTCAAAAAGCTGCTAATATCCAGTTAAAATTTAATTATTCAGCTAGAGTTAAATCTATTAAATTAGAAGATGTATCTAAATCAGGAAAGAGAGCAACAGTAGTCTTTACTTATGCGTATAACGAAAGTTCTGTTTCAAGAGAAGAAAATGTAGATGTAGCTAAGATCACAGATCAAGTCTTAGCACATATAGACAATATTGAATCAACTTTAGAGTTGGTTTAGTTTTTAATTATTTGATCGAAGAAGAGGCTCCTTTTAGGGGCCTTTTTGGGTTAAAATAGTTTGTATAATAGTTGCTAGTTACATAGTTAGTTCTTATCTTTAGGTATCAATAATTAAAACATATATATTATGAAAATTACATTTGAAGTTGATGAGAATTTCGTAGAGTATTTTACTGACGGAGGAATTACTAGAAAAGAAGTTCAGCAATTCGTTAAAGAATTTATAGAAGAAGTTCTATTAAAAGAATTCTATAGTGATAACGATTTAATTTTTATGTCTAGATTCGAAGACTTTCTAGCAGATAAATTAGATTAAATTAGAAAGATTCGATGAAATAGTTTGAAAATAGGATCTTTATTCTTATCTTTAGGTATCAATAATTAAAACATATAAAGGTTATGGAAAAAATAGTAACACCATCGGTAGAATACTTTGAAGTAGACTTAGGAGTAATTTCTTTTCAATCATTTGACTCACAGGAGTTGGTAATAAGAATGGCAGCAATGAATCTATCTTTAAACTAAGATGACAGACATATACAAGAGCTGGAAAGTAAAAGGAAAGGATGTGTCTAAGACATTCTCTCCTATGGTAGGTATGGTTTATAAAGGGACAGATAAGTTCTTTGGAAAGACAGTACTAGGAGTTCTACTAGAGTTCTATGAGGAGAACGATGAAGCTATACTAAGAGTAAAAGGAGGAGGACTAATCTCAGTAGATAAAAATAGTTTAAAAATAGTTGCCTAATACGATATTAGTTCTTATCTTTAGGTATCAAAATTAATCAATCAAATAATTAAAACAACAAGTGTTATGAAAAAGTTACAAGAGTTTATCGCAGGAAGGTTCAATGAGTTATCAAGAGGAATTGTTTCAACTCCTAATACAAGACATGAGTTAGAAGCATTCGCTAAAGCCAATCAAGGGTCAATGGATATCCTTTTGATGCAGATGGCAATCAATTATGGCTACAAGATGGCAATGGAAGATGTTAAGGAGATTGTAGAGGAAAATAATTAACCAAAGAGTTGCTAGTCCCAGAAAGAGTTCTTATATTTAGGTATCAATAATTAAAACAAGATACATCATGACAAAAGAACAATTTTTAAACGGAACATCATTTAGAGTAAAAGGAATAACTTATAAAGGAGCTGAGACTTATTACTACAACGATTGTATAATGAAAGAGTCTAGATCTTCTCTAGATGAGAGAGTAGTCTTTAAAGGACATCATTGCAATGTAAACAAGGTAGGTACAAAAGGCTTCGAAGGATTTGCTTTTATAATGAATAAGAAGGTTAAAATAAAGTATAGGTTTGAGGACTTAGTAGAATTTAAAGAGGAGGCTTAGGCCTCTTTTTTTTTTTGCCTAAGAGAGGTGACGTCAAGGTGAGGTCAAGAGGAGAGAAGTTTGATAGTTAATTTCCCTCACTCGGGTTCGCTGTCGGGTTCTCGAGCCTCATAGAGTTGCATATTTCTGATGAAAATTGAGGTATGGGGGTATATATTTATATACTAAACAGTCTAGAAATTGGATGTTGTTAGAAAGTGTTTGTTTTAAAATACTCCATTCCTTTCAGAATGCACCGGACTCCGGCCACTTCCTTTAAATTACACTCTCAGGTGTCCTCCCCTCTCTATGTGGAATGATTTCGTTAGATGAGCACCTAGACCACTACCCTCACTATATTACAAGTAAGGAGGTTTCCTCAATCTCTTCCAGGTATCAGTCATTTTCCTCTTCAGCTGCTTTTCTTCAAGCACGAGTTACCACCTATACCCCTAACCTACCTCTTATATTGTCCTATGAACTTTTATTTCTTATATTTAATATAAAACCTTTCACCCAGAAAAGCAACTAACCCCGGGAATTTTTCCGGACAATTTTTAAGTATATAAGAAATATATATTTATATAAAAAAGAAATAACATGAAAAGACTTGATACTAAAACCCTTTTTGATGTCTTCCAAGCCGGAGATGAGGAGGTATATAAAGAGCATGGTGTGGAGCATATGTTAGATAACTCATTCGTATTATTGGGAACGGTGGTGAAGGGTGTTGAAAATTATTACATCATAGATCAGTTATATAAAAAGAAATACGGAGAGGAGTATGACTCCCAAAGGGAAAATATAAAGCTAACCTACTTTAAGGGATTGATGAAATACCTTGAGAGAATAGGTGAGATACAGTTAGATACACTTTCTATGATTGAAGATGAGTTTGGAATTCAGGCCATAGAATATGCATTTTCAGAAATGACAGAATTCTTTCTATCTGTGGAGTATTACGAGGAGTGTTCTCTATTAAAAAAATATTTAGACCTTTTTTCACTAAATAAGTTGGTAGAAGAGAGATAAGTCTATATATTTAGGTATATAATATTAAAAATAAAAAGGTTATGGAAAATTACATTTTACTTTATGGAATAGTGGGGGTACTTGTCACTATCTATTTCGATACTGCAATCAAATCAAATCCCCAAGGGATAGAACCTCTTACTACTTTTGAACTAATAGCCTCGGTACTTTTCTGGCCTGTGGTTATTGGTATTTGGATCTATGCATTTCTTTTCATTAAAGACGAAGATCAAGACTAATCATGTTAGTTTTTGTACTGTATTATGTAGGGATAGGACTTATCCTTGCACTTCCTCTTATATACGTTGTTGAAGAGGTTGAAGAAGTATCTAGTGTAAATCCTCGAGAAATGACACTTACCATTTTCGGTTGGCCATGGCTTTGGGTTTTATTAGGAAAGATGTTTGTTGAATTTTTAATTAAAGAATTATGTACCAAGACAAAATAAGTTTACGTACCGCAGTTGAATTAGAGTCTAAAGGATTAATCACCATCGTGGATGGTTCACCCAAGTCTCTTGAACCTCATAAAGAGAATGGACAACAATGGAAGGATAACTTCCATGAACTACGAACCAAAGCCCGTCATATATCTCCAGATAAGATCCTCTCCCATTACTCTGCCTCTTACCTTATAGAGTCTTTCGAAGGCTGGGAAGATGATACGACCTGTACCTGGAGGTACTTCCATGGTATTGAGAATACAAAAGTAAAGGATAAAACACCGGATGATATCGAGTATGTTTATATAATGGTAAATCCCGGTTATCCTGACCTGATTAAGATTGGTGCTACCGTAAAGGAAGTTCTTTCAAGAGCCAAGGGGATAAACACCTCTGGTACGGTTGACGAATGGATTCCTAAGTTTGCACTTCCTGTAAGGAATGGTACTGCTTTTATGGTAGAGAATACCATGCATAAGATTTACGGGAAGGTAAGGGTGAATTCCTCTGAAGGACATTCAAGAGAGTTCTTTACTCTCGATCCTTTAACTGCTTTTGATAAGTTACGAGAGGTAGGGTCACTGTTTCAAGTGGGAAATCCTATTGTTTACTAAGTTACGGTACAGTATATATAAAAAATCTTGCGCGGCGATTCTTCCTAAAATAAATTAAGAATTAGTTGCCTCCCTACACTTTAGTGCTTATCTTTAGGTACAATCAAAAAAAAGGTTATGAAAAAAATATTCTTATTAGGATTATCTCTATTTGTTTTAAGCTGTACTGCACCTGCTATCGAGCAAGGAGTATGTTTAACTGGAGATTGTAGTGCTGAATTCTGGATTGATACAAAAGGACATCCTGGAACGTATAGAGATGGTCAAGATGTTTGGCATATAAAACATGCGAACCTAAATTATTTTACTGTAAAAGGAGGGGTTTCACAATTAAACTCTAAGTATGTTGTGAATAACGTACCTCTAGTGGTGACAGCATTTGATTCAAATATGTTTTATGTGCCAGGTAATGTGACTTGGACCTACCCTATTTACTCTTATCAAGGGCTTTGGGCAAGTAATCAAATGAATACACCTATTGCAGTAGGGACTAAGACATATACCTTTCCTCAACTAGCCGATCAAACCTCCATTATAAATCTAGTAGGATACATAATTCAGCCCCATACAGATATGTACGCTAATCCTTCTGTCTTAAAATCATACTTCGCAACTTATAGTAAATACACCTATGAACCTCAGCAATCTATGGCTTTCTTTAAAGATTTTATAGGTAAATCAGCTACAATTTACATAGACGTTGTCTATGGCGAAAATAAAGAAACAGTTAATAAGGAATTAAAAATAGTTTTTGAGCCTTAATAGTTGCTTCTTTAAATTATTTTTCATAACTTAAATATTATTAATAATTAATAGGTACTTAATAAGAACTAAAAGATACTTAAAAATACTAAATAATAAAAAATACTTAACATAAATAATTTAATATAATAAAAAAGAATACCTATGAGAAATAAAGACTTATTTGAACAGAAGTTAGAGAGATTTGAGGCAGAGGTTAAGAAAATGGGGTATCTTATTCATAGAAATGAATTAGATGAAGCTTTTACTAAAGTGGGTGAGCTATTGGAAAAAATCGGAGATCTTAGAACTCTATTAAATACCGAATCTCAAGACTAATGAATCTTTCGGCAGAACAAATTCAAGCAAATTGGGAGAAGCATTTACGAATCGTAGATACTTTTATTACCGGAGAGCGTAAAGAGGCGTTAAAGTCTCTCTATACCTCCTTAGCAGAAGAAATGGTGCTTGCACCTGCTTCGGGTAAAGCTTCTTTCCATAATGCTTTTCCTGGAGGTTATATTGAGCATGTAAATAGAGTAGTTCATTGTGCTTTAAAGACTAAAGAGCTTTGGGAAACTATGGGCGCTTCTATTGACTTTACCGATGAGCAGTTAGTTTTTGCTGCCCTTAACCATGATTTAGGTAAGATAGGATTTCAAGGACGTCCTAACTATTTACCTCAAACTGATAAATGGAGACAAGATAAGTTAGGGGAACTATACACTCCTAATAGAGATCTTTCCTTCATGTTAATTCAAGACCGTTCACTTTTTATTCTTCAGCAGAATGGAATTCAAATGGATGAGAATGAATATCTAGCAATTAAGTTACATGATGGATTATACGATGATGTAAATAAACCATATTACATTACATTTAATCCAGATTCTAAATTAAGAACTAATATAGTGTATGTTTTACACCAAGCAGACTTCTTAGCATCTAAAATAGAGTATGATAGATGGAAATCACAAGAAGGAATTTCTACTCCTAAAGTAGACAAAGCAGTTTCTTCTACAGGTAAGAAGGTTAATGCTTCAGAAGGATTAATGAGTTTAGTAAAAAATATTTAAAATGGAAGTAGCAGCATTTATTTTAGTAGGTATACTTGCAGTAGCAATATACGTAATATGGAATCTTCATAGAAAAGTAGTGAAGCAGGAGGATATCATAGAATACCAAGTTGATTACCTAAGAAAAGTTTCGTACCTTATACAAGAATCTAAAGTTTATATAGAACAATTAGACGAGAAAGGCACATTTAGGTCAGACGATGAAGTAGGGGTATTCTTTAACTTCATGAAAGAGATTCAAGACTCAATAAATGCTTTCCGTCTCCCAGACGATTATGGCAAAACCACCTAATAAGGACAACTACTATTTTACACAAGGAACAGAGGATGCAATTGTACTTTACAACGCTTCCTCTGACCCTGTGTTTAGAGATCAAATCTTTAAAAAAGAGATATATTTCCCTCTTTATAAGTTAGCAGAGAATATTATACATACTTTTAAATTCTACTACCTTGATGTAGATAGTATAGAGGATTTAAAATTAGACGTAGTAAGTATGTTAGTCGAAGAGAAGTTACATAGATTTGACTCAACTAACGGAGCAAAAGCATTTTCTTACTTCCAGACTATTGTAAAGAGGTGGCTTATTAATTACAACAATCGTAATTATAAGAAACTAAAACAAGTAGGATCTTTTGAAGAGATTGAAGACTCATACGAAACAGGATTAGATAAGCAAAACTCAAGACAAATTGCTCTAGCAAAAGTAGTGGATGCTTTTGTTGAATCTAGTTATGAGAATATTTACGAGTATTTTCCTAAAGAACAAGACCAACATGTAGCAGATGCTATCTTAACTCTTTTTAAGACTAGACATGATTTAGAGATCTTCAAAAAGAAAGCCCTGTATATTTACATCAGAGAGATGACAGATTGCGAAACACCTACCCTTACCAGAGTTATCAATAGACTTAAAGAAGAGTTCTATAAAACATACAAACTCTACCAAGATGCAGGATATTCAATTCAATAATATATCTTTCGATATTTATAAAATAAATAGAGCATGGGATTAGATACTACAATTTTTGGAAAAAAGACTGTTTCAGATGTACTGAAGGAGATCTATGATAATTCTCGTACTAAAGAAAAACAGATTAATGCACTTATAGGAGAGTTAAAACCTCTTGTAGAAAATATAGGAGATGCTACGTTAGTAGTTCCTATGATTAAGGAGTACTTAGAAGTAGGAGTAAAAAACGACGAACATTTAATTAAAATGTTAGCTATTGTTCAGAGAATGGATGGAGGAAATAAAGGATCAGACAATGACTTTTTTGATCCAGAAGAACTAGCAAGGTTAATGGAAGAGAGTGAAAAGATAGGTAAGGATAAAGATAAGCAAGACGAATAATGGCATTTAAGTCGCATTTTACAGCAAGAACAGGAACAGCGGCTAAAGGTCAGAGCAAGTCACAACCTCAAGTACAATACGGAAGAGTTGTAAAAGTCTTATTAGATCCATCCGATCCTGACGTAAAGGATTCTTCGATGTTAAATGGAGTATTCTACAGAATACCTAAGAATAGTGCAGATGAAAATACTCCTGATACTTTACAATTTGCAAAGCAAGGAACCGCCTCAATTAGGGTAATCCCTATGGAAGGAGAGCTTGTTGAACTAATCCCTGCACCAGGTCAAAGTAGTTTAGCAGGTAAGGTTTACTACTGGAACAAGATAGTTAACGTATGGAATAGTCCTCATCATAATGCCAACCCAGACACTAAACAAGTCAATTGGGAAGGGAATTTACTAGGAGGAGGAAAGGAACAGTCGAATATAAATCCACTTCAAGCCGACCCTGGAGATACTTTAATTGAAGGGAGATTAGGTCAATCTATTAGATTTGGAGGAAGTAAAGGGATAAGTAAGTTAAGCGTAGATTCTTCTAATGAAGGAAAGCCAGTTACTTTAATCAGTAATGGACAGATTGAAACTAGTAATGGAAATGATCCTATATCTGAGGATATAAACAAGGATTTTAACTCAATATACCTATTATCAGACCATAAGTCAACTTTAGAATCTGCAAATAATAAAAGAGATTCTTACGATGTAGTTCCTAGGAAATCTAACGAATACATAGGTAATCAGGTTTTAGTAAACGGAGGACGACTTTACTTTAACGCTAAGGAAGACAGTATTTTCCTCTCAGCTAAAGAGTCTGTAGGAATAAATGCAAGGACATTAAATCTAGATGCTACAGATTACTTTTGTGTAGATGCTAAGAAGATATACCTAGGTAAGAAAGCAAGAACATCTCTAGGAGACGAACCTGTAGTAATGGGAACCCAGTTACAAAACTGGTTAGAGACATTACTGGATACATTAGAGAATGTAGGTAAAGCAATGTCGACAGCTTCAGCAGTAAGCGGAGGACCTGTAACACAGTTAGTAACAACAGGGCCAGAATTAACAGCAGTTGCTAAAGCACTTAAAGCTCAAATGAAGCAATTTCAATCTAAAAAAGTATTTACAGAATAATGGCAATAGATACATCTTTAGAAAAAGCAAGAGAGGCTCAAGCAAAGTTTGAGGTACAGAAAAAGAAAGTAGAGCAAGCTAAAGTAAAAGCAGAAGCTGCTGCTAAAAAAGCAAAAGACCTTCAACAAAAGCTAAAAGAACTGCAAGCTGTTTATAAAGCAACAGGATCAGTTAGTGGAGGAATTTCGGCAATTATAGCATCCCAAGTAGGGAATGTACGTGCTGCATTAGTTGTACAAGTACAGAGAAGTGTGCTGAATATCTTGAATAAGTTTGCTACAGAATGTCCTAGTCAAGTAGAATTAGAAAAAATAATTAATACTAGAAATACCTTATTAGGACATACAGGAAACCTACGTAAAAGAGTTCAGAAATTCAACTCAGTAGCAACAGGTATAGAAGGAACCGTACGAACAGTACAAACCTTAATAAAAGTAATTACATCAATACCGTTACCCACAGCTATTATTCCACCAGGAGGAGGTATAGGGGTACCGGTAAGTCTATTGACAAAATACAGTAACTCGTTAATTAAGCTTAACAAGACCTTAGACAAATTAATTGAAGAATCTGCTGCAATTAAGGCAGTAGTCTCCTCAATTAACGCACCTTTGCAAACAACAGAGGATAGGTTGAAAGCCATTGACACAGTTATACAGCAATGCAGCTCAGGAAAAGAATTAGCTGATTTAACAGCAATATTAAATACAGCTCAACCTAGAGAGAATACAGGTTCAGAAGGAACTCCTGATGGAAGGTATTTGTACAAGGGATATGAGTTAGCAATTATACAGGATAAGGATGCACCTAAAATAGCACCAAGAAGATACGCAGTAGCAAAAGATAGAAGAGGAGTCATCATGTTAAAAGGGCAACCATCCTTTAGTTCCTCTGTAGATATTTTGTTAGATGAAATTAAATTTAGAATAGATCAATTAGTATAAAGTAACTATTTATTTATATGAAGGCAGATGTTTTTAAAAAATTAATAAAAGAAGCTGTAAGAGAAGCTCTTAAAGAAGAGTTAGCAGTGATGTTATCTGAAAAGGTAGAACCTAGAAGTGCACCGACATTTACAAAGTATGAAAATTACAAACCAGTAACTGCAAAACCGGTTTCAACAGGAGATCCAATTATGGATTTACTTCAAGAAACACGAGTTAGTATGACCTCGGGAGATTATAGGTCAATGGTTAGTATGGACTCATCAATGGCTCAATCAGGAATGCCAAACATGGGATCAATGATATCAGGTCCAGAACCAGGTATAGATATTAGTCAATTGAGTTTTGTAAAAAATGCAGGAAAAGTATTTCAAGCATCGGTAGAAAAGGATAAACAAAGATTCGGAGGATAATGGCTTTTGAAGTAAAGAAAATACATCCACTAGATTTACAGCCTAGAAAAGCGGTAGGAGTTTCCTTACCTTTTTCTGCTAAGGATGTGTTTCTACCTACTTATACAACTCAAGAAGCTATAAAAGTAAACCTGATTAATTACATACTAACAGGAAGAGGAGAGAGATTCCTTAACCCGGATTTTGGTATAGACTTACGTAGTTTACTTTTTGAACAATTAGTAGACGATAAAATAGAGGAATTAGACTATAAGATAAGACAAGGAATCTCAGAATGGTTCCCTAACGTAGTTATCAATAAGATAGAAATAACCTCAGACAAAACTACAGGAGTAGTAAGAGCGTATATGAAATACGGTGTGCAGTTTACAAACATACAAGATGAATTATTAATTAACTTTGAACAATAATGACTCAAGATAGAGACATAAAGTACATAAATAGGGATTTTACAGATTATAGAGCTCAGTTGGTAGAGTTTGCTAAAAACTACTTCCCGGATTCTTATAACGATTTTAGCCCTACCTCACCAGGTATGATGTTCATTGAGATGGCAGCATATGTAGGAGATATTCTATCATTTTATCAAGACACTCAACTACAAGAAACATACATTCAGTATGCTAAAAATCCTGCCAATTTATATAATTTAGCTTATATGATGGGATACCGTCCTAAGACTACAACAGTAGCTGAAACATCAGTAGAAGTAACTCAAGTAGTAGGATCTGTAATAGGAGAACCAGATTGGAGTCAAGCATTACAAATACCAGCAAATACTAGGTTGAAAGCAACAACAGGTGGACAAGTTAACTTCTTTATAGAAAAACCTATTGACTTTACTTTCTCTAGTTCATACGATCCAACATCAATTAGCGTGGATAGTTTAGATGGAGCAGGACAGCCTCTATCTTTCCTATTAACTAAAACTACTAAAGCAATCTCGGGAGAAGTTAAAACAATTACTCAAACTATAGGTTCTGTAGAGAAGTTTAAAACTATAACTATTGAAGATAGTAACATAGTAGGCATCTTATCTATTACAGAAAACAACGGAGGCACAGTTTGGCATGAAGTTCCTTATTTAGGACAAGATACCGTATTTGTAGACAGTGTAAATACTTCTGCAGATAAAAATCAAGTGCCTTACGGGCTTACTTTACAAAAAGTACCTAGAAGATTTGTAACTAGATTTAATTCTACGGGACAACTTCAAATTCAATTTGGAGCAGGTATTACAGGGCAGACAGATGAAATAATTACACCAGACCCAACTAATGTAGGATTTGGTTCAAACCAAGGATTAAGTAGAATTGATTATGCGTATGATCCTTCTAACTTCCTATCAACACAAGCATATGGACTAGCACCTTCAAATACTACACTTGAAATCAAATACCTAGTAGGTGGAGGAGTATCGGCAAATATCCCGGCAAATACGTTAAATACTGTAGTAGGGTATGGAAGTACCTTTACAGATCCAACAAACTCCCTTACCTTCAATAACCCAGAAGCTGCTTCTGGAGGAAGAGATGGAGATACAGTTGATGAACTAAGAGAGAATACATTAAGAGCATTTAACGAACAAGGAAGAGCAGTTACTTTACAGGATTACACTGTTAGAGCCTTATCACTCCCAGCTTCATATGGATCAATTGCAAAAGTACATATCATTCAAGACCAACTTACAAACGCAAATAGTGCAACAGATAACATAGTAGACAGTAATCCACTTTCCCTATCACTCTATACATTAGCATATGACAGTAATAAGAACCTGATAATACCTTCTAAGACGTTAAAAAATAACCTAAAGACATACTTATCTTACTATATGTTACTTACAGACGCCATTAATATAAAAGATGCATTTGTAGTAAATATAGGAGTTACTTTTGACATTATAGCTAAACCAAACTACCCAGGTAGGGATGTATTATTAGCTTGTACAAACAGGTTAAAAGAGTATTTTACCATAACAAAGTGGAATATTAACCAACCTATAAACCTGTCAAGTATATATACATTACTAGATCAAGAACCAGGAGTACAGACAGTACAGAAAGTTGAAATAGAAAATAAAGTAGGAGGAGATTATTCTCAATATGCTTATGATATAAAAGGAGCAACAAGAACCAATGTAGTATATCCTTCTTATGATCCTATGATCTTCGAAGTAAAATACCCAGACACAGATATTAAAGGAAGAATAACAACATTATAATATGGCAGTATATAGAATATTTCCTGAGAACGATACCTTCATCTCAACAGAAGATGTATTAGGTAATGCAGGTAAAGATGAGATTATAGAACTAGGAGGATATAAAAATATATCAGGAGTAGGACAGACCAATCGAATCTTGATAAAATATAATACCTCAGAGATACAGGATGTTATTTCTACAAAAATAGGAACAACACCTTATACTGCAAGTATTGGACTATATTTAGCAGATGCTTATGAAGTACCTGTAGGGTACTCTATCTATGCGTATCCTGTATATGGAATTTGGGATAACGGAGTAGGTAAATTCGGAGATCTTCCAGTAAATAAAACAGGAGTATCTTGGCAATATAGACAAGCAAATGAAACAAATGCTTGGTTTCTTGATTCGTTTCCACAATATGTTACAGCTTCTTATAGATCTCCATTAGATGGAGGTGGAAACTGGTATTCAAGTTCACTACAAAGTGGTAGCTTAGAGTCAGTACAAACTCATACTCTAAATTCAACACACGATGTTAATCTAGATGTATCTAAAGCGATACGTTTAATAAACGGAGAAGTACTTGATAATAATGGGTTTATAATTAAACTCTCAGATGAAATAGAATCTGGAGCAGATTATACTACCAGGCTAAAATATTACGGAGCAGATACGAATACAATATACCCTCCGTTTTTAGAATTCAAATGGGATGACAGTGTATTTAACACAGGATCTTTAGCGGTATTGTCAAATAGTATTTCAACAATTAATATAACAAACAATAAAGGTAAATACCCGGACGTAGGTAAGCAACGATTTAAAATTGCAGCAAAACCTAAATACCCAGCAAGGTCGTTTACAACATCTTCAGTATACTTAACAAACTATGCTCTTCCATCAGGTTCATACTGGGGATTAAGAGATGAGAATACAGAAGAGATGGTAATTGATTTTGACAATAAACATACAAAAATAAGCTGTAACGGTACAGGATCGTACTTTGACGTATATATGGATGGGTTGCAACCTGAGAGATACTATCGTATATTAATTAAGACTGAATTAGAAGGAAGTACAGTAGTAGTTGATAATCAAAATATATTCAAAGTAGTAAGAAATGGCTAACGACATACAAATACAGAAGACAGTACTTAGTTCGACTGCATTTAACAAAGTGGTCGACACTTCTTTTAAGACATTCACACAGCCGGCTACTATTGTAGAACAAGATACACCGGAAGAGTTGTTTAGACTCTATGATAAGTTGTACTACGACATAGATGTAACAGGAGCTACAAATTCTCATGAATACCTAGTAAAAAGGAGTTCCGAATTAGCTAACTTCGATACAACCACAGAGGATATACAGCCCCTATTGGATGAAATAGCACAACTAAGAGAACAACTACTATCAGCAAATCAACAAATACTTACTTTAGAGACAAAAACAACATAGATGGCAGATATTACATACATAGTTAATCAAGACTCCCCAGAGAACATACAAGGGTTTGAAAAATACTCTGAAAAAGACTTAGGACTGGTAGATTCTTTCCAGATTAACAATATATTTGACCCTAATAAACACCTCTCAGAAGTACATATATTAACTCTCTCTGATGAACTTATAGAGAGTATTTACGATTATAGAGGATATAAACTCCTTTCCAATGCACAATCTGCAGGAAATGAAGGGGCATCTATACTTACATTAGATCCTATACAGGATGTTAAAGATTTAGGATACGAAACAGGAGAAGTAAAATTACTATACCATTTCTTAAACGACCTATACACAGATAATAAGACCTCTACTGAATTCTATATTGAGGATATTTCTGCAGATAGAACAGAGTTGAGATTAAATACTTTAGCACTAACTCCTGAACAAATTCTATCGTTTACAGATGTAATAAAGGCAAAAATAACAGGACAATCTTATTTTGCTGGATTTCGTTTAAACTTTAAAAATAACGATCTTCTTATTGCAGTTAATGTAGATACCTTAGAGGATGGATTAGAACAACCTGTAGTAGTTAAACTCTACGAACCATTACCTATTCAGTACGGTATCAAAGATACTTTAAGTATTGTTGAAGAAGTGTCAGACTCGGTTACCTTCACAGTAGATTACAGTATAGCAATCGCAGAGGAAAAAGCACCTACTCTTAGAGCTGCAAACTTTAACATAGAAATACAAGATGAAGCAGTAGTGCCAACAGGGTATTACAGTTACAACGAATTATTTAGTCTTCCAGTAACTAATGCAAATAGTCAGATATTCTCTACAGTTAGTGAGAAGAGTATTGATATTAGCGTAGATTACTCCGACTATGTAAACTTCGTTCATTTTTCATCTGCACAAGAGAGGTTACTTAATTTTAAATATAAGGTAGATTTAATCAACCACTATAGGACACAAATAGCTAGTATCGCATCCGCAACAACTGGATTAACAGGAGTAGCAGGAAGTACTTCTTATTATGAGAATCTAATTCAAGGTATTTTAAATAACTTCGATCATTACGAAAGGTATTTGTATTTTGAAGCAGGCCCTTCTTGTTGGCCAAAATACAATACAGTTAAGCCGTATGATAATATGCCGAGCAATGATCCAATTGCAGTAAGTTGGTATAGAAATCAACTACAGGTAGCAGCTGCGTATGATGATAGTAATTATAATACATTAGTAAATACAATACCGGCTTATTTAAGAGAGGATGATAATAATCAAAACTACCTGACCTTTATCTACATGATAGGTCAACATTTTGATAACTTATGGTTATACTCAAAAGCAGTAACAGATAAGTATGATGCGGATAATAGACTGGACAGAGGTATATCTAAAGACTTGGTAGCAGAAGCTCTTAAGAATTTTGGAGTTAAATTATATACATCTAATAAGTCTACCGAAGAATTATTCTCTATGTTTGTAGGACAAGCTTACCAAGCAGGAGATGAGGAAATCAATAACCATGTAACTGCTACTATTGCAGGTACAATTGACCCTATTGAACATAGCTCATTTGATAACTACCAGAAAGAAATACAAAAAAGAATATACCATAATTTACCTCTTCTTTTAAAATCAAAAGGAACAGAGAGAGGATTGAGAGCATTAATCAACTGTTTTGGTATTTCAAGCGATATTTTAACTATTAACGTATTTGGAGGAAGAAATACAGAAAAGACACCGTTTTACGGTGACTACCAATCGACTTCTACTTCTCTAGATAAAGTACGTTTAGATTATACAGGTAGCATAGTACCGGGAAATACCTTATCAACAGATGTATCAATCGTTAAAAGAGAAAAACTATTTACAGATGATTTACATCAAATTGAAGTAGGGTTTTCTCCTGTAACAAATGTAGATAATCATATTATTCAACAATTAGGACCTAAGTTCAATATCGACGAATATTTAGGAAACCCTAGTAACCTGTACTTAGATAACTACGACGGATTAGGTAAGCTATTATCAGATATCGCTATTCAATTAGATACATATAACTTACAGGATTATGTACGTTTAATTAAATTCTTCGACAACGTAATCTTTAAAACAGTTAAAGACTTTATTCCAGCAAGAGTAAATGCAGATACAGGTATTATAATTAAACCTAATTTACTTACTAGAAATAAAGCAAAAGGAATTGAATTAGAAGGAACAAGACCAGAATTTTCAGGATCAATCGATACAGCATTTATAACAGGATCTCATGGAGGTTCATTTAGATCTGGATCACAGGAATATAGTACAGTCTGGACTGATACTATACAGACTCCTTTTGGATTAGGAACAAGAGATCCACATCAACATGAAGAACCTAAATATAACGGAGAATTCTCAGGAAGTCTAGTAGTAGTAAGTGATGGAGAGTTAAATAGAGATAACTTGTTTAAAATACAAACCCCTATCCCTACAGATAGGTACGTAGTACTTGTATCAACGCCTTCAAGTACAATATGTCCATTTGATTTACAGGTAACCCTACCAGTGGTAATTACTAGGAGTAATTATATAGATTACAATATAGTAGCAGACTTAAAGCAACCTGGAATAGGATTAGGAGCAGGAGTACTTTTTAATTCCTCATCAAATATGCCATTAGGAGACCTCTACGCATATACATTCCCAGCAACAAACTATGTTAAATACAGTGTAACAGGTTCAAAACCTGCAATAGACGGATGTGAAGCAGCAGTAGAGTACCAAGTAGCATACTGTGACTTAGTATCAATACAAGGAACTACCCAAGTAGATAATAATACGCAAGTAGACCTTACAACATGGTTTACAGTAGGAGCTAATACAAATACATCATATACAGCATCATGGACAGGCAGTACAGAAGGCATCCCGACCCCATCAGCTTACACTTTTACACAAGGATCTTCAACAGATACAGTTGTAAGAGTTACGTTGAAAGATAATGTAATAGAAGGATGTAATCAGTATGTAGATGTAACAGTTAACTACGTAGCACCACCCGCAACACCGTCTATTGACTTAAACAGTGCATCTTGCTACACTGAATCAAGTGGTACAGTAACTAAGAGATATCCTATTAGTATATCTAATCCACCAGAGAACTATACCGTAGATACGAACGGATCATCTGCACCTACAGGAGGAAGTATTACATTAGAGACATTGTTTGGTAACAGGTATGTTAAGGTAATCTTTAATGTAAGTCAAGATACAGAAGGAATCGTTCAATTAAATTTAAAAAACCAGTCAGGAACTACAGTAGCAACAGACACTACAAGTGTATACAGTGATCCACAGAGTTACCTACCTACCTGTACATAGTATCATAGCAGCAATAATAAGAACAACATGACATATTCAGAATTCAGATACTCACTATTAGACAACCTATTCCCAGCCGACCCGGGGACTATAATAATTAACTACAATACAGTAGGAGGACTAACTACTATAGACGATGTTGCAATCTTAATAGAGGGGAACCTAACTCAACTACAGGAAGCAACTTCTATTAGTTTAAAAATACCTGAGTTAAATGGAGGTATTATTAATATAAATGTAGAATCCTCAACAATACCGGTAAGAGTTGTAGATAAAGGACCTGTAGGACTGTACTACTGTTATAGTCTATTGACACCTGAGCAGAGACCGGTAATAACTGCATTACCAGCATCCGATCCAGAAGATTACACCACAGGAGTAGTTATAGAACCTATTACAGCAACAGGAGCATATAACTACAATACATACAATCCATTAATAGGAAATACAATAGCAGATAGAGAGTCAAGTTATATAGTACATTCTGATAGAGGAACTACATCAACTAATCCTACCAACCTAATCAGTATTTTATCAGATCAAGCAGTTCATGCAAATGTACAGGATAGTTTATATTCAAATACAGGATGGATAAACGGTAGATATGAAGGTACAAAGACAACTGCTGAAGGGTATGGAGGAATCGATCCAACCTTTACAGGAATTTCATTTACAGGAGCTTACTATCCACTAAGTATAGAGGATACTGCGATAAGCGGAACTTCTATTGATACTAGGGTTTTGCAGGAGTACTTTTTTATACCCGGAAAAGGAATAAACACAGTAGTACCTGTAGTAACAGTTCCCTCTGACCCAGATGCTCCTGATGCTAAATACCAGGCAACAGGTCAACTTACATCTACAAGAACTCTTTTTGACTTTACGTTAATAAGTGGAGCTACAGAAGTAACACCTATAAAAGTAGGAGACTATATGTATTTATATAACGTTGACGAAATAGTAAAAGTTGAACAAATAGAGAGAGTAGGAGGTACAGCTAATACTACAGTAAAAAGGTATATGTTTGGAACAAACCCTGCAAAGGATACAAGCCTTGTAACTACCACTACAAGAGTAATGGACGATATTAGTAGACTATACCAAGTTAAAAATAATAGAATAGAGTTCGTAGAAGAAGGTAAAGTATGGGTGCAAACCTCAGGAGATATTTTAAGAATGGATGAATCAGGTTACTCTGCTACAGGAAGTGTAGCTCTTTAGTAGCCTACTAAAATAAAATAACGTATATTTATTAATAAAAACATATTCAAATGGGATATTTAAGTAATTCAGTAGTAACTGTTGATGCTATTTTAACTAAAAAAGGTAGAGAACTTCTTGCAAAAGGGGATGGTTCTTTTAAAATTACACAATTTGCATTAGCAGATGATGAGATTGACTACACCTTATACAATCCAGCACACTCATCTGGATCAGCTTACTACGGAGAAGCAATTGAAAACATGCCTCTATTAGAAGCATTTCCTGATGAAACTCAAATCATGAAATACAAGTTAACTACTTTACCAAGAGGTACAGCTAAGTTACCTATTTTAGATTTAGGATATTCAGCAATCAGATTGAAGCAAGGAGCATCTTTAGCTATTACACCTCAAACACTAAACTACTTAGGAACTACTCAAACATTTGAAGCAGGAGGATATGTAGCAACTTTAGCAGATGCTAGAACAGTTAATACATTCAATGGAGTAGGAGTTAATACTGCTGAAGCAGAGAGATTAAATTCAACTACTACACTAGGTACTAATGTATCTAAAACAGTAATAGGAACTTCAATTAATATTACAGCAACAACTGTTAATACTTTATTTGGAGATCAGACACAACTTCAAACTACTCTTACTATTATAGGTAGAGATTCTGGAGCTAGAGTAACAATCCCAGTAACAATCATAAAAGTAAATTCATAACATATGTCATTTAAACGATTTGACCAAGAGGATATTACCATTAGTGCAGAGTCAATTGTAGCACCAGCTTGGACAGGGCAACAAAGCGATTTATCTGCTTTCTATACAGGTTCACAAGCAGGAAGTACATCAGGTAGGTATTACTATAACGTATACCAAGCAGATCCTGCAACTACTGGAGCAGAAGTTCAATTTGCAATAGGATTTGGTAATAGATATGGAAGCGGTTCTGCCCCTTTTACAGCAGGTATTCCATCTAAAACACCTTCATCAGTTGTATACGGACAGTATAGAACATTGGTAAACGGAGATGAGGATCTTGACTTTACTTTTGGAGATAAAACACCAGATTCTGTATATATTATCTCAGTAAATAGATCAAGATATAAGGAAAAACTATTACCAGGTAGTCTTAAGTTGACATTAGAGGGTAGTAGAGTTCTTGAACTAACCGATAATAGTTTAGTACTATCAACAATTTCTTACGTAGACTCAGGAAGAGTTTACGATATAGTAAGTGGGTCTAGTAGTAGTAACATAATTACACCTCCACTAGCATTTACAAACGCATCAGGATCTTTCGGTAAATTCTTACCAGATGTAGGATTAATTATACTAAATGCTAACGCAATTAAAGATCCAACATACGGAGCAGGAATTACTCTTGACGAAAATGCAGTAACAAATGGAGTAGACAAGATAAACATAAGAAACCTATATAATGCATTAAATGCAGGAGGTAACTTCACACTTCGTTCAGAAGAAACAGTTACTTCAAACTACGTATTTGTTAGGGTAAGAAACAGTGAATATAACTATTCAACTAACCCATCTAATATTACAGGATCAGGGGAATTAAGACATACTGTAATGGTAAACACTCCTCAATCTTATATTACAACAGTAGGTCTTTACAACGATAATAACGACCTATTAGGAGTTGCTAAATTATCAAGACCATTATTAAAAGACTTTACAAAAGAGGCATTAGTAAGAATCAAACTTGACTATTAATGAATGGGTGCTTACAAAAAGTTAAACAAACAAGATGCATACATAACTACCTATACTGCTCATAAAGAGTGGGCAGTATCGGGAAGTGATCTTGCTGTACACGGTATTACAGTAAACTTCGCAACAGGAAGTTACCTAAATAGTATGCAGCAAAACTACTATCCACCTAAGGATAGTGGTATTTCACCCTCACACTCTTTTGACCCTTCACAACAAACTACATTAGACTTTCCTTTAGCTAGAAACCTAGTTACAGGTTCAGCTATTATTTCAGTACCTAGAGAAGTATACGGCGTAGCTATTAAACCAAAATCGGTTGTAATAGATATACGTCCATCTCTTTATGTTCAATCAGACTACTGGAGTTTAGGGTATACAGACCCAGTAGATCCAGGTTTTAACATACAAGATACTTACGAAGGATTCGATGAATGGGAAGTAGGATACACAGATGACTTAGCCGAGTCTTATCGAGACTATATCTACGATGATGGAGAAGGTAACTTATTTGAAAACGTACTAGATCCACTTACAATGGAATATACTACCTTCCATATAGGAGATATTATATATAACCAAGGTATGATTATAATAACATCAGAAAAATACAGAGGATATATACAGAGACTGGCTACAATTACGTTATGGTTTAAATCTACAGTACCAATATTTACTCACAATTATCACTGTAAATTGAGAGAATCTGAATTCAACCTAACATATAATCCAAGTGCAGTTAGTGCTTCTATAAAAACAACCTACGATAACTTAGGAGATATTTATAATAGTGCAGCAAAAGTGAATAACGGTGTACTTAAGAGTAACATAACAGGTTCCAGTTTTCAACCATATATAACTACAGTAGGACTGTATAACGATGCTCACGAACTAATAGCAGTAGGAAAAATGGGACAGCCGGTACCTAAATCGGCAAACACAGACATGACGTTTGTAGTAAAGATTGATATATAAAATATAAGACATGGCAATAACATTAAGAACGGACCAATCAGTAGAGTTAACATACCAAGAAGCAGATGAGAATTTCTCATCTCTCTTCTATTCAGCATCTATATCAGGTAATACTCTATCTCTATACTATACAGGTAGTCAATTTGCACCTACAATAAACCCGGTAAATATAACTATACCGGAAGGATCTAAATGGACAGGTAGCCTAAGTGTGATTAGTAGAGAAAGTGATGTACAAGTAACAGGTAGCCTAAAAGTGACAGGACCAGTAACAGGTTCTACAGCTCAGATTACAAATATACCAGAAGGTATAGCAGAGACTAGAGTAGTAGTTGTAGATAATCAAGGAAACACTAAGTATAGAACAGACTTATCTTTACAAGGCCCAGCAGGAGCAACTGGAGCACAGGGAACTACTGGTACAACTGGAGCACAGGGAACTACTGGTACTACAGGAACCCAAGGAGCAACAGGTACAGCAGGTGCACAGGGAACCACAGGAGCACAAGGTACATCAGGTGCCGGTGCACTAGTAGGAGACGTACTAGGAAATCCAGGATACCAACAATTCTCTAATGGACTTATTATACAGTGGGGAACGTTTACCGCACTAAATGGTACAACCTACTCTCCAACATTCCCAATAAGTTTTCCAAATGCGATACTTTCGATGACCATAACTAAGTTGAAAAGTGCTGCCACAGCAGATGGGTGGATAGAGAGAGTATCAGCACGATCTACTACAGGGTTTACAGTAACTTGGGATAACTTTGACTCAGCCGGTACCGGAAATAGTCACTCAATACAGTGGATAGCCATAGGTAACTAGCTATTTTAATTAACTAAGTAAATAAACAATATGTATTACGCACATTATAACGAAGATGGTATTTATGTAGGATTTTACCTACAAGAGTTACACGGGAACAATATTCCTACCCCAAATATAGCACTAACTCCACAAGAATGGTCACAAGCTCTTACAGGAGACTATAAAATAGTAGGAGGTGTACATACCTATTCTCCTACAACTATTAGTGAAGAACAAGCACTTGCAAATACTCTACAACAAGTAAGAGGCGATCGAAACGCACTACTAGCTGCTAGTGATTGGACACAACTTGCAGACTCACCACTTTCTAGTTCTAAGAAAACAGAATGGGCAGTATATAGACAACAACTAAGAGACATAACAGACTCTAGTGATATTGCTACTGTAGAATTTCCACTACCTCCGCTATAGTTAAGAACTGTAGGTAGAGTATTAACACCTATTAAGTCCTTTACTATTTATATAAAATAGAATACACATGGCAATACTATTAAGAACCGACAAGGGATCTAAGTTATCATATATAGAAGCAGATGAGAATTTCTCATCTCTTTTCTATTCCGCATCCATAGATGGCAACACACTATACCTATACTATACAGGAAGTGCTTATGCACCTACAAACAACCCAATAGCTATAGATATTCCACAAGGATCTTCTAATTGGACACAGGACATTGACGGTAGTATTTACAGAAATAGTGCAGTTAGGATAACAGGTAACACTCGTATCATAGGAGCCATATCAGGATCCACTTTAAAACTAACATCTCTTCCAGTAGGTACTACTGAGACTAAAATACTAGTAGCAGATAGCTTTGGAAACGTAAGATATAGAACAGATCTACAACTACAAGGACCTGCAGGAGCACAAGGTGCAACTGGAACAGGAGTACAAGGAGCAACAGGCCTTCAGGGTATTCAAGGACCAGCAGGAGAGCAAGGTATACAAGGATTTACAGGAGAAGCAGGACTAGCAGGTATTCAAGGAGCAACAGGTACAACTGGTGCCCAAGGTACAACCGGTTCTCAAGGATCTACAGGATATACAGGATCTCAGGGAGCTACTGGTAGTCAGGGAACTCAAGGACTACAAGGTAACCAGGGTACTCAAGGAACTCAAGGTGCAGTAGGATCTCAAGGAGCAACTGGTGCCCAAGGTATTCAAGGTATCCAGGGAACAGGAGGAGCACAAGGAAGTACAGGAACCCAAGGGACTGTAGGACTACAAGGTGAACAAGGCCTTCAAGGTATTCAAGGAGTGCAAGGTATTCAAGGAATCCAAGGTAGTTTAGGAATACAAGGTACAACAGGGGAATCAGGATTAGGATTCGCTATAGCTAAGACATATGTAAGTGTAGCTGCACTACAAGCAGACACATCTCCAACAGGAATAGTATCAGGACAATTTGCACTAATAGATACAGGTAATGTAAATGATGCAGATAACTCTAAAATATACCTATGGAATGGAAGTACCTATACATTCGTAAATGACCTAAGTGGTACTGCTGGTATTCAAGGTATACAGGGATTACAAGGTATCCAAGGACTTAGCGTCCAAGGTATTCAAGGTATACAGGGAATTAGCGTACAAGGATTACAGGGAATACAAGGAATAAGTGTTCAAGGTATTCAGGGAATCCAAGGAATACAAGGAACTCAAGGTATACAGGGTATTCAAGGAATTAGCGTACAAGGTATTCAAGGTATTCAAGGAATTAGTGGAACCAACGGAACTGATGGAACTAATGGAGCTCAAGGAATTCAAGGTATTCAAGGAATACAAGGTACTACAGGAACAGGTACACAAGGAGCTACCGGATCACAAGGTACAACGGGAGCACAAGGTACAACAGGAACTAGTATTCAAGGAGCTACTGGAGCACAAGGTACTACTGGGGCTCAGGGTATTCAAGGAATACAAGGTACTACAGGAACAGGTACACAAGGAGCTACAGGACCACAAGGAGCCACAGGTGCTACAGGGCCTACGTATAGTCTACAATCCACATCATCAGGAAACTACTACGTACTGCTAGGAGATCCAGGTAATGAAGGTCAGACCTACCCATACTTTGACGCAATCAATCCAGGTTTTCAGTTTAACGTAAGCACACATACACTAAATGTAGCAGGAGATGTAGTGGCGTACGCTTCTTCAGATAGGAGATTAAAGAGCAATATTACCCCAATATCTAACGCACTATTTAAAGTGCAGCAAATAGGTGGATATGAATTTGATTGGAATGATAACCAGGCAACCTATACAGGTCATGACGTAGGGATCATAGCTCAGGAAATAGAGCAGATACTACCAGAACTAGTTGTAACTAGGGAGAATGGATACAAAGCCGTTAAGTACGACAAGATAGTTGCACTTCTAATTCAAGCAATTAAGGAGCAACAAAAACAGATAGATGAGTTAAGAAGTAGGCAGTAGATACATAGTATCTTATTACCTATTTATATAAAAGACATACTACATGGCAATACTACTAAGAACCGATAAAGGATCCAAATTAACCTACATAGAAGCAGATGAGAATTTCTCATCTCTTTTCTATTCAGCCTCTATCAGTGGAAACACACTATCACTATACTACACAGGAAGTACTTTCGCACCTAGTCCAAATCCAGTAAACATAGATATACCTCAAGGCTCTTCGTATTGGACTGCCAGTTTAGGAAGACTAATTACCCGAACTAGTAACGTAGGTATCACAGGTAATTTACAAGTAATAGGTCAAGTAACAGGGTCAGTCCTTAAACTAGCATCCTTATCAGCAGGTACTACTGAGACTAAAATACTAGTAGCAGACGGAAGTGGTAATGTAAGGTATAGAACAGATTTGCAACTTCAAGGAGTTCAAGGACCTCAAGGAGCTATAGGAGTGGGTTCACAAGGTCCAGCAGGACCGCAAGGAGCTGCAGGAGTTTTTACAATAGGAGACATTCTTACAATAACTCCAAGAAATACAACACCAACCTCTCCAGTAGAGGGCATGATTATAGCATCAGGCTCAACAGCAGCAAGTGTACTTTACTACTTCAACGGAGATACTTGGAACGCTCTCTTTTAGCATTTAAACTAATAAAAAATATGTGGTTATATAAAGAACAAGAAGTAAAAGAATTAACAGATATGCCGGAAAACACTTTCGGATTTATCTACGAAGTAACACACCTACCAACAGGTAGAAAGTACTTAGGAAGAAAGCAATTAATTTCAATTCAGAGAAAAGCACTAGGAAAAAAAGAACTAGCACTTCTAACTGATAAAAGAGCATCAAAGAAAAAGACAGTCACAAAAGAGACTGACTGGAAAACTTATTACGGATCACATCCGGAAATAAAACAGATGATAAAAGATAAAAAACAGTCGGAATTCTCAAGAGAAATCCTTATCTTTGTATCTTCTAAGAAGCAACTTACCTACTACGAAGATAAGTACCTATATATGAAGGGAGTTATTGAACCAGGATCAACCTACTTTAACGATAATATATCAGGTCGATTCTTTAAAAAGGATTTTTTATGATAAAACTACTTAACCTGCTGGTAGAAACAACACCTGGTCTAGATTACCATCTAAGACATAACCTCCCTTTATCTGAGAATATCTACAGGTATTCCTCTGAGGGCTTTATACAATTGTTTACTGAAGCAAGAGTACTTCACAGAGACGGTAATTTACAGCTATGTGAGGAGGATATCTTATTATTAGAACAAACAGATTTAGGAGAATATGGAGAGTATGAAGGAGAAAAAGTACCTTTAGACTTACCAATGGTAGAGGAGGATCTTGAAGAAGGAGAGTACAGAGGTAAAAACGTACCTTTAAATAAACCTAAAAGAGGAGGGTCTAAGAAATTCTACGTTTATACAAAGAATAAAAAAGGCAATGTAGTTAAGGTATCTTTCGGAGGTACAACAGGATTGAATGTTAAAATAGATGAACCAGGAGCTAGATCTTCTTTTGCAGCTAGACATCAATGTGCAACCAAAAAGGATAAAACAAAACCAGGATACTGGGCATGTAATATTGGAAGATATTGGAAGTCATTAGGAGGTAGTCGTAATTTCTCAGGATACTGGTAATATGAGGCCTTATAAAGAAATACAGACACAGACTTGTCTTTACAGGAAATTCACACAAGACATATCTGAGGATGAACTGGTTTGGCATAGAGATGAAAATGATAGAGAGGTAACTATAATGGATTCAACCGATTGGATGTTTCAATTTGAGAATCAATTACCATTTACATTAAAAGACACGCTATTTATACCTAAAGATACCTATCATAGGTTGATTAAAGGAACAGGAACACTAAACGTACAAATACAAGAATATTAAAATGAAACAATCAGAACTAACCAAGCTTGTAAAAGAAGCAGTAGCAAATATTAAAGTAAATTCCGGAGCTCCCTCACCAGGTAGAGTAGTCTATAATAAAGTAGAGAGTGCAGTAGAGGATTGCTTGGAAGTAATAGGTAGTTACAAGCAGCAATTTGACTTTGACGGAGATTCAAGTCCATTCCATGATGTAGAAGTTGCTTTGGAAGAGGTATTAGACTTAATTATTTACACACAAGATGCTTTATCAGAAGGATCTGTAAAAAAATAATATATGAAAAGATCAGAATTAAGAGAGATAATTAGAGAAGCACTTCAAGGATATTCAAAATATACAGGTAAGACTCAGGGGGGTACTTCTGCAGACTTTATGAAGATATTAACTGCTATTGCTAAAGGAGAACCATCTCAAGTAGAAAGAGGTAATGCAGTACTAGATAAAGCAAACCCAGATAACGTAGCTAAAATATTAAGAGGAGAAAAACCTGTTTATGAAAATACAGGAGATACTTTATCAAAAGAAGAGCTAGTAAAACACCTTTCAGAATTAGATCCAAAAAGTATTTTCAAGATATCAGGAGTAGAGGGTAGTGGTAACAGATCCACATATTCAAACTCAGTAGAGAACTGGCAAGCCAAAGCAGCTGACCTAGTTGATGCAGAGTATGAAATGCAAGCACCTGATTCTTTCAAAACAGACGGAAGAGTATTCAAATCAGATACATCTCAACCACCTTCAGAAAAGGCAGTAAGAGGTATGATGAGAGGGCAAAAGTAGTATGGGACTATTAGTATCTTTATTAAAAGAAGTAATTTCTCCTTCACAGGAATACCAGGAAAGAGTAAATGATATAATCGATCAAGGAGGTAAATTCCTAGGATCAGGTGATTACGGATCAGTTTACCTAGTAGGAGATAAAGTGAAGAAAGTAACCTCAGATGAAGTAGAGATTGAACATGCAGAAATACTCAAAGGAAAGAACACTCAGTACTTTGTACCGATTATAGATGTAGAAGTTGTTAATCCAAAACTAGCAATAATTACAATGCCGGATATGAAGCCATTTACAGGTAAAGTATCGGATGAGTTTATAGCTAAATTGAATCAAGAAGCAAGTGAAATAGGAATAGATCCTGAAGAGCTAGATATCCGACCGGATAACTTTATGTTAGACAGTCAGGGTAATTTAAAAATGACAGACGTATAATGAGAATAACTAAACCTTTATTACGAGAAAATGTACATTTTATTTTAGAAAATGTAAAACAAGCTAAACAATATGTTCAAGCAGGAAAACTTTCTCAAGATGATTTAGAGAAATTAATTAAAATAGATCCTACCCCTACAAGAAAATTTGTAGGATGGCTAGCTAAAATATGGATTACAGAAAAACCAAAATTAGATAACTTAGCAAATACTGTAGAAGAATATAATACTCTTTTAGAAAAAGGTAAAATAAAAACCAAAGATATATACCAGTTTAAATCGTATAGGGACCTATATTCTGAAGTAGAAGAGATCAACAACTCAGGAG